CAGTCTGGTGCTGATGCAACTCTCCGTGAATGGAATGACATAGTCGGCTCCTCTGCTGGACAGTCCGCTGCGTCTGCACATCTTACAAGACATGACACTCAATTAGTTGGTTCCTCCGTAGGACAGAGCGGAGCTGATGCACATCTCACAAGATATGATACTCAGTTAGTAAGCGGAATCGAGGCGATATCTGGAGTTTCTGCTGTTCTCGGTACTCTTGAGGAATGGAATGATCTTGTTGGTTCCTCCGCTGGACAGTCCGCTGCGTCTGCACATCTCACAAGATACGATACTCAGTTGATCGGTTCTTCCGCAGGGCAGAGTGGAGCCGATGCGGATCTCCACGAATGGAATGATATTGTAGGCTCTATTACCGCTCAGTCTGCTGCTGATGCTTATTTAACTGTAAAACATTGGCGTATATTTTCGCAATATACTATTGTTCCTGGGGACGCTTACGCAAAATTAGATAATTCAAATAAAAAATATGCTCAAACTTTCCCAGTCTACTTTAGACACAATGCTTATAAATTAGAATTACGCCTAAAGAGGACTGGAAATCCTGGCTCTCTTCATATTGAAATCAGAGAGAACAATCCAAATACTCAGGAATATTATCCTACGGGAGATCTTATAGCTTCAACAGATTTCGATACGTCTGGTGTTGATACAGAAGCGGAGTGGGTAACAATCTATTTAGAAAATCCAGGTTGGCTTGAAGAAACGCTCGGGATGTATAATCCAGGAGCGTCGGATGAAGAAAGGATACCGAGGACTTATGGTATTATATTATCTTGTTCTGGAGCAAGCGATAGTCATTATATCGAATGGAGTTACGGGAGTACAGAGCCAACATTAGAGAACGGGCGGTATTGTTATTTCAACGGTGCTGAATGGAGTAATAATCCTAATGTAGATTTCTTATTTATACAATACGGTTATCGAGCAGATTTAGGGTCTGCAATTTCACCCGAATCACTTCAAATGATAAACTCAGACTTGACTTGCTCTCTCACCTTGCAGAATTACAAACCTGTAGTTCCTTTTGGTAGGTTGAAGTACGAAGTTACGGTCCCAATAGAGGACACAACTTATAATAATAACGCTCCTATCACTCTCTTCGAAGTCGAACATGTAGGAGCAACAGCGACGAGATATTTAGATGACTTTTATTATAGGATTCACATCTATGAAAATCCAATAAATCTTGGACTTGTATTTGCAGATACCGAACAAGATCTCTGGGTCTGGAATGCGTTTTTCGATACAAAAACATTGGATGACATTACAATAAATGGAGTCTTAACTCTTGTAGGTCCGGAAGCTCCTTATAATTTTAGACCATTAGAGGCTCGAGAATATATAGCTGAAATAGCAAAAGAAGGTGAGTTAGATTACAGGGTTGAAATAACTTTCGATTTCGAAGAACCTTTGAATGATATAGTCGTTGTCATAACAGGAACAAGAGCTACAATTTTAAGTTGGAAGCCAGAAAATAAAATTAAAGAAATATTAGAATGGCGTACTGAAATATTAAGGTCTTATAGCGGTGTTGAACAGAGAATCAGACTGAGACAAACACCGAGGCAGTCTTTTAGATTACAATTTATTTTCGATACAAACAAACTGAATACTCAATTCGACGCTATGTTACATAGATGGCAAAAGAGATCTTGGATTATTCCAATTTGGACCGAAGTTGCGATTCACTCTGGGATCTTGGTAGAAGACACTATGATTATTAGTGTCGATACAAAATATGCAGATTTTAGAGATAATAGTAGTGTGATGATTTGGCAATCTAATTCAAAGTTTGAAGTTGTTACTGTCGAATCTGTCGAGGAAGATAAGCTGAATCTGAAATTTGGAATCGTGAATAATTATACAGGAAATCAATATATCGTACCTTTAAGAGTTGGTCACATGACTTCCAAAAATATAAAGCAAAAATTTAATTCTCCAGCTTCGATGATAGAGACTGCATTTATTGTCTCTGATAATACTGATATTAGTGGCTACATCTCAGAAAGAACCTTAGAATTTATAGCAGCTAAATCTACTAATGATGGTGATGGTGATGTAAGCGATATTTTACCTGAAGAGGGTGAACCTACAGAGATTTGGAATCTGACATGTATAGTTGCAGGGGGGATCTATGTTAGTAAGTTTTCTGTCGTAGGTTCTATTAGTGGTGAGATGGAAGATGCAACTGTTGGCCACTTTTACAACAACGGGAAAATTGCATTCAAAATAAATGCTGGTGAAAACGATTTTGTAGTTGGAGATAATTTTCAGACTATCGAAGTATTGTTTCAACCATCTTATATGGTTGAAACACATCAGGAAGAAAGCGATGGACTACTCGAAATTAACGATTTTGAGACAGGAGTTTTTAGTTTACGGAGTACTAAAGAATATAATCTTGTTACTCAAAATCACATATTCTACAATGATACAAAAAAGGCTTGTTGGGAATTGAGGCAATTATTACATTGGTTGAACGGGAGACAGAGATCTGTTCTTGTCCCTACTTATAGAGAAGATTTAATTCAGACAGACTCAATAGGAGCAGCAGAGAAATATCTCTTTGTAGAGAATATCGCTTTAGCAGATAATTTAGGAGTTAATGAGTTAAGAACTTATGTAGGATTTTATTTCCCCGATAATACTTTGTTGATCAGGAAAATTACAACTATAGTCGCAGTGAGTGATACGAAAGAAAAAATTGAGATCAATAATTCATTGGGGAGAACAGTGAATGTCGGCGACTGTAAAATTTGTTTTGTGGATAAATGTAGATTAGCTTCAGATCGTGTTGAAATAGAATGGCCGTTTGCTCATCAAAATGAATGTAGACCTAATTTAGTGAGAGTGGTGTAATGGATTATTTTGAAAGAGAGCGGAGTTTGGTTTGGGGTGAACCGATAGAATTATATCGGTTTAGGCGAGGTTTTGAATATTGGACTTATAATAATACTGCCAGAGCTATTACGTATGAAACGAGAATTTATGAGCCTGTCTTAATCAGTGGAGGTGATATTGAATTAACTACTAATTCTCTAAAAAATTTACTGAGAATAAAGGTTGATCGGGAGAATCCATTCGCTATTAGCTTTATTTCGACTCCAGTTGAACATATCACAGAGTTAGTGATTTTTAGAGGGCAGGGTGGTGAGTCTTCTAATTTCGTGGAATATTGGAAAGGCTATGTTTATGCAGTAGAATTTTTGCCGAAGATTGTTGAAATCATAGCCAGTCCAAAGACTAATAGTTTGAAGCGATCTGGTTTGATGCGAAAGTATCAGCGTTCTTGTGGTTATCAAATATATTCTCGAAGATGCACACTATTAAAAACAAACTATGAAAAATCTGGAACAATTATAAGTATAGAAGGTACGAAGATTGAAGCTACAATTTTCGGTACTGAAGCGAATAATTGGTTCACTGGTGGATTGTTTGAAGCTGATAATCGGAGTCAGATGGTGATTTGGCATGAAGGTAATTTTGTGAGAATTGCTCACAGAATTGTTTCTTTAGAAGTGGGGATGTCTTTCAAAGTGTATGCTGGTTGTGATCATTCCAGTTCTACTTGTAAAGACAAGTTCGGTAATAAAATCAATTATGGTGGACAAGAATTCATTCCTGATAAAAATCCTTTTGTTGGGGATTCGGTGGCTACATAGATAACTGAACTAAGGAGTAGATTTAGATGTGGGCATTTCTGGTAAAATTAGCAGTGATGGTCGTATTAGCTTATGTCTTGCGACCGAAGCCGCCAACAGGATCAAGAGGAACTCAAAAACCTTCAGGATTAGAAGACTTCGATCTTCCAACAGCAGAAGAAGGACGATCCATACAGGTTCTTTTCGGGAAGAAACGCATGAAAGGACCGAACGTTGTCTGGTATGGTGATCTAAAGTCAGACGCAATTTGGAGATAAGATCGTGGGTTTTTTTGGTGGCGGTAGTAAAAAGGCGAAGCCGCAGATTGTGGGTTATAAGTATAGTCTGGGGATACACTTTATTCTCGGTTATGCGAATGCCGATGGAATAAAGCAGATCTGGGTTGGTGAGAAATGCGTCTGGCCTGCTCCTAACGAGTCAGATGTAGAAGCTGCGGATGCAAGTGCAAATGAGGAGACAATAAACATAGATGCAGAAAATATCTTCGGCGGGGACGCTACTGGTAAAGAAGGAGGTGTTTCTGGCTCAGTTGATATTCAGTATGGAGCTTGTGATCAACAACGGAATAGCTATCTTGTAGCAAGACTTGGTGAGCATATATCTGCATATAGAGGTCTTCTTAGTGTGATTTTGAAACAAGTTTATGTCGGTATGAGTGCTTATATTAAACCATGGAGTTTTTTGATAAAACGCACGGATAAACTTGTTAGTGGAGATGATCAATGGTACACGATAGACGATAAGCATATAATTCATCCTGGAGAGCTTAATGGTGATGATCTTAACGCAGTCCATATAATACGGGAATGTTTGATAGATAAGGAATGGGGTTTAGGATTCAAAGAGGGAGATATCAATGATGCTAATTTCAAAACTTGTGCTGATACTTTGAAGGAAGAGGGTTTTGGCCTCTCTATTATTTGGGATAATAGCTCTCCTGTGGAAGAGTTTATTGATGAAATTTTAGCGATCATCGCTGGTTCTCTCTATCAAAATTTATCGACAGGAAAATGGGAGATAGCATTAACACGTGAAGATTATGTAGTCGAGGATTTAGAGTGTTTTGATGAAGATCAAATTATTGAAGTTGAAAACTTTAGTAGATCAGGATACGGAGAGGTTACAGATCAAGTGACTATAAATTGGCATGATAAGATCTGGAATAAAAATAGGTCTATAACTATTTCTGATCCTGCTATGATAACAAAACAGGGAGGTAGGATAATAGAGAAGACTTATAATTATTTTGCTATTTGTAATAAAGATCTTGCGAATAGAGTAGCGAGTCGAGAGTTACAATTAGCTACATCTATGTTAGCTAACATACGAATAAAAGCTAATCGTCAGATGTCACACCTAAAACCAAACGATGTATTTAAGTTTTCGTGGGAGAATTTAGGTATTACGAACATGGTGGTAAGGGTGTTAGAAGTTAATTACGGCAACTTAACTAAAAATGAAATTGAGTTGAATTGTTGTGAAGATGTTTTTGGTACAGTTTATACCAGTTACGAAGCTCCCCCTGATACACAATGGGAAGATCCTGTTCATGATCCAGTAGATACAACTCACAGATTCTTAATGGAGATCCCTTATTGGTATCGGTGTAATTACGGAGTCGGACAAGACCTTGTAGATGTTTTAGATGACGATAATGCTTCGATGTTCGCGATGGCGGCGAAGCCCGACGCAACACCGGATTCTCACGAGTTTGATTTATTGGTGAAATTCGATGCAGTATCTGATTTTGACGATGAGGGTTACGGTGGCTACACTTCTACTGCGACTTTGAAAAATGATTTAGAACTTATAGGTTCTGAAGATGATTGGGTAGATTTAGAAAACGTCCAGGGTCTTGATCTAATTTCTGAGAATACCTGTGCAGTTATAGAAAATTCTGGAGACGATGAAGAAAGCGAGATTGTACGTTTGTTGGTAGTAGATGACACAGTAGGAGCAGAAAGAATTAAAATCGCAAGAGGGATTTTAGATACAAAACCTTCTGCTCATTCTATCGGTGATAGGATTTGGTTTATAAGTCTTGTAGATTACACTATTCCCATGGTTAGTAAAGACTTCACTAAATTTGAAAGTCCCCGAGTGAAATTTCTAACAAAAACCGGACGAGGGATATTAGCAGAAGAAGATGCAACTGAAGAAAACACTCTTCCCACTTATCTTGCTTTTAATAGTAGAATGATTCGCCCTTATTTACCGGGGAATCTTAAAATAAATACCGAAAGATTCCCGGAATATTTATATGGACAACCAACTTTAACTTGGAATCATCGAGATCGTACTAATTCAGATCAAATAAGGACTTTAGTGAAACATACTTATAGTGGGGATTACGGTCCAGAAACTGATGTAACTTACACCATACAATTCTTGACCGAAGCCGGAGTTGTGAAAAGGACAATAACTGGTCTATCAGGAAAAACATATACATATCCTGCAGGTGAAGAAGTAACAGATTTCGGAAAGATACAGCATAAACTAAGAATTAAACTTTGGGCTGTCCGTGCTGGTTACGATTCTTGGCAGGTATATGATATCATACTCGAGAGGCCACTTCGCGGATCCTCTGCTGGACAATCTATTGTATCCGGAACACTCTCTGAATGGAATAACCTTGTAGGGAGTTTGACAGGACAGTCCGTAGTATCTGGGACACTCGTAGTGATATGATGAAAAAAGCTGGAGCGAGGTACTCCAGCTTTTCGAGGAAAATTATCGAAGTGCTATAGAAGCGATAAGAATGCGAAGAACGCTATGATTGCGACTTCATATTCAATACCGGCTTTATTGCAGAACCATTTGATTATCATTTTCATTCTCCTTGTTATTAACTTTCATTTAACTATATAAAGCATAGCATATATTAAACGAAATGCAAATTTTTGAAACAAATTTTATAGATTGTCTCAAAAATTAAGATGAAGGAAGAAATGCAGGGATAGGTGTAAAATAGTCTAATATCGGCTTCCCCAGCGATCGCTCAGAGCCTCTGCGGGAGTGAGCTGACACTATAGGGCCCGGTATCTCAGGTCAGAGCAACCAGGAGTCTGTAGGGAATGGCTCTCATAAGTGCTTATAAACACTGGACTTATAACGATAGAAAAAATGATTATTTTTTCATTTGCGTTATTCTAAAAATATGCTATACTTAACATAGTTAATGATTTAAGAAGAGTAACAAAAACAGAAATGAGAAAAATGGAACATAAAATCCCCGCTTTTCCAATTCTTGAACCTCTATCTCGGGCAACAGCAACGACGCTCAAAGAAGTTCCGCTCCAAGATACAGATTTTCTCGAGATTGATGTAGATAAAGAAGGGGATCATTTCATCGTAGAAGCTGTTTGTCTCAAAAAATGCCCTGCAAATAGTCTTCCAAGTGATGAAGTTGTTTACGTCACGACACCGAACGGAGCCTATTATAAGGACGATGCTTATTATCATTATCCTTCTTACGATGCGACTGCTCTTTGGGTCCGTCGGGTTCCAGAACGTGAGCAGAAAGGTTATGGGAAGTGGCGATTAGCAGGAACTGATTTTACTGTTCTGATAATTCATCACGTCTGGCCTCACCATAATTTGATTTTCAAGTCTGAAGAGGCTGTTCTTCTTTATACATTTTTGCTGAAGAGATTCCTCACTCAAAGTAAGAATACAATTCTTGCCGCAGAATGGAGCTTACACAAAAAGTCTCCTGAGATGCCAGATGATTTTATCGAGCATCCGACACTTCCGCTTACAGGCTATCAAAAAACTGCTTTGCTTTCGAGTTTGAATCAAAGTGCGTATGCTCTGTTTATGGAACAAAGAACCGGAAAGACTCCTATTGTCGTTAATAGAGTCTGTTTGGAAGGAGCAAGGAAGAGAGCTGGTAAACTAATAGGTGCTGAGAAAGGGATGTACCGAGCTTTAATTATAGTCCCCCAACAAACAAGAATAAACTGGGAACGGGAGTTTGAAAGATTCGCTACTGTTCCAGGTAAAACTTCCATTCTTCGCGGAAATAACATCACTAAAGTAAGAACACTGATAGACGCTATTCGTTCTGAAGATGATTGTGCATGGTCTGCATGTATTTTATCTCTTGATTCTGTGAGTTCTATCTGGGATGCATTGAAGCAAATGAAATGGGATCTTGTAGTGATAGATGAATCCCATAAAATTAAGAATCCCAGAACTCGTCGTTATAAAAGTGTCAGTGAAATCAACGATGTTCGAGCAAAAGCTAAAATGATTCTCACTGGAACTCCAGTTACAAACGTGATCTTTGATCTATGGAGTCAATTTGAATGGCTGGGAAAAGGTTTATCTGGGTTCTCCACTTTTGAGAATTTTAGGTCTTTTCATGGTAAATGGAAAACCTCTAAAGATGGTTCTGGTGTTCGGATATTAGCAGGATTCAAAAACGTTCCACTTATCCAAGAGAGGCTTGCAAGATTAGCTTTCACTATTTTAAGAAAAGATACTGGTTTGAATCTACCTACGAAGGTCTATGATTTATACGAAGTCGATATGAAGCCTGAACAGGCAAAGATGTATAAACAGATGGCGACGAAATTAGTTATCGAAATCGATGACATGATGGCTGTTGCAGAAGCGGAAGGAAAGCGAGTTACTGTAGATCATATTCTTACAAAACTAATTCGTCTCGCTCAGATTTGTTCTGGGTTTATAAAAATAGACGATGCAATTGATTTTGAATTAGAGACAACAACGACAGGCGCGATAATTCAAATTAGCGATCGTAATCCTAAGATAGAAGCTCTTATAAAGATACTCCGAGAAGATTGGGAAAATGATCCTAACAGCAAGATTATAGTCTGGGCAACATTCATTGAAGACATTCGTGCTATTAGTCAGAGGCTTGCAGAAGAAGGAATCAACCATACCGGATATCATAAAGCAGTTCATCCTGATTATAGAGCTAAAGACGCTCAGACTTCTGAGGATATTATCAACCGTGACAGAGATTGTAAAGTCCTCGTAGCTAATCCGGCTTCGGCTGGACTTGGTCAAGGATTTTACGGTTATGATGTCGAGGATATAGAAAACTACGACACTCGTGTTGATCACGAAATCTATTTTAGTAGCAACTGGTCGATGGTTGATAGAAGTCAATCTGAAGATCGCCCTATACATAAAGCAGGAAAGCCTCATTTACGAATTACCGATCTTCTTATTCCTATGACAATAGATCAAGAAATACGAATGAGAGTAAATGATAAAAGAATAGCGGCAATGACAATTCAAGACGTTCGTCAAATTCTTGATAGTGTTGTTCGGGGGTATCAGTAATGGAACATGAAAATAGTTTAGCTGATTGGACTGAAGCGATCGAAGAAAGTACACGACAAGATAACGAAGACAGAAGTCAATGGCAAGAGCAGATGGGTAGGCCGAACCAGATAATTGAGATAGATGAGTACAAGTATGGCTTCTGGTATTGTATAGAAGGTGTCATTGTCTATAAAATTGATAAGCGAGGACCGAATCCTGCGACACGGCAATTTTACAGTGTAGAATTCATTGAAAAATTAGTGAAGACTCTGGAGATAAAGAAATGAAAAAGAGACCTAAAAAATACACAGAAGAGGAGCAGTTGCAAAGGCGAAAAGAAGATAGGGCTGCAATAATGAGGGCAGATTTTGCAACCTCAGAAAAGAAAGAAATGGATGTACAGAATATGGATTTCGCAGAAGCAGAGAGCAGAGTGCTCGCAAGTCAAAATCCTACAGAAGGTGACTTGCAATTGATACAGAGTCCGAAGCATCCTGGTGATATCTTTGTAAAAGTGAGAGGAACAAAGAACACTTTTATTTGCAAGTTTTACGGCGGGAACAGTGGAGTTTCAGTGGCTCAAGCTATTATCAATGTTCATCATTTCTTAGAGTGTTGGAATAGTTATGATAAGTTGTCAACTGAGAATGAACAGTTGAAAGAATGTCTTCATGAAATCGAAGCTGTATCTTGCGGTAAAGAACAAGTTGCAGAAGATGATTCTGAAGGAATGGGTTGGGTCTATAAGAGGATCCAAGCTCTACATAAAGAAATCGAACGGAGAAAGAAATGAAAAATGATCTAAGTCCAAAAGAAGAACAAAATGCTACGAGGTGCGAAAGCATTAAAGAATCACAAAAGCGTGGTGTCTTTGTAGATGAGTTCGGCGGAGAAAATCCTGCGGTTGCGGTAGGTAGTTGTAAACCTGCTACAAAGGGAGTATTAGCGGAACCGGAAAAAAGAAAATTAGCTGTTGATTTTATTGACGGTATCGCGGTTAAATTCAGTGAAGAATTTGTCAGAATGTTTCGGATGCTTGAAAAGAAATACAATAGAGTCATCGCTTTGCAATTTATCGACGATGAGTTCGGGGATTATGTGAAAAAGGTTTTCGGGTTGGTTATAGATACGCAGATTCCATTAATTCATACATTGTCTGGAGAGGAGAAGTCAACTCAGTTAGATGACGATATTCGTGATCAAATCGGAACACCAGATGGACAATATTCTCCTTATAAGGAAAAGGTGCTTTGCGATAATTGTGGCTCCAAAATTATTCGCAATGGAACTTGTATTAAATGTTTGAATTGCGGTGAGTCGATTGGGTGTTCATAAGGAGAATGATGAAGACAAAAAATCAACAGCTTCAAGCACTTAAACTTGTTCAGAAGCAGATGACTGCTTCTCTTAATGGAGATAGAGTGTATCGAGAAGTCCATATTCCGGTTTGGCAATTTAGGATGTGGGGTGGTAACATAAAGTCTGCAGCTAATTTTCTGGAGAGAGAATTAAGAAAGGATAAAGTAAATGCGAAGAAGAAGAGATGCGGAATTTGATTACTATGCAATTTTAGGCTTAACGACAGATGCTACTGCTGGTGATATTAAGAGAGCTTATCGTCGAATGGCGATAAAATATCATCCCGATAAAAATCCAGATGATAAAGAAGCAGAAAGGATGTTCAAACTTTGCACACAGGCGTATGAAATTCTAAGTGATCCGGAACAACGGGATACGTATGATCATTATGAGCATCCTAAAGTTAAAACGAAAGCGTCTACTGGGAAACCTGATCCTAATTTAGATTCAGATTTCATAGACTGGTTGCGTGATTCTGATTTCTCGCCAGATGATTTTAAGAAAGCTGATCCTCCTTTTACAAGGTACAACAAAAATGAACAACGCAGAGTAGTTAAGACAAATCTATGGCGAGATAAAGATTCACACAAAGAATAATGGATGTAGTGAAATGACAACCGTCGTTAACATACGCAAAGAGCCTTACGATGTCTGTATAATGCGTCCGTCGATATACGGGAATCCCTTCGCGATTGGACGTGACGGGACCAGAGAAGAAGTAATTGAAAAATTTCGTATATATTTTTATGAAAGAATTAAACGAGACGAAGCATTTTCGGTAGCTGTTGTAAAACTCAGAGATCAAAGAATTGGCTGTTGTTGTGCTCCGCTTCCTTGTCATGGGGATATCTATGCAGAGTTCTTAGATAACCCTCCGGAAGACAAATATCTTGAAGGGACATTGAATCGAAATGGAACCAACGATAATAGAACCGAATAGAGGTTTTGAACCCGACATGGCTTATCCGCAATATGCTGATAAATATCGTAGGAATATTGTCGTGATTTCAACCAACACGTGGATCAAACTACAAGAGTATGTTTTAGATAAAGCGAATGATCCTCTAATAGGAGCGGATCAAACAATTCGAAAACATTGGGATAGTATTCTTACCGGAGTAATTCCATTCGGTATGCGGATTGTGAAAGGGAAGTGAATCGAAATGCGTAATATACCGATAAAAGAAAAGAAAGATCGTAAACCTAATCCTTATTATGATAAGAATAGCGTTCCTCCGTTAGAAGACGATTATTCTGAAGAGTCCGGTCCGGATTCGGTTTGTGACGATAATTCCGTTTCAACTAATCGCTAAGGCAATTTAAGAAATTTGAAATGACTCCTCCGTTTGTAGTTGATGAAATAGTTATAGATGATCTCACTCAAGAATCACACAGAGTGCTTGGGATAAGCTATGAAAATGGACGTTGTGAAGATAAGAAAGTAAGTTGTTATCATTGTTGGGGTATTTGGATTGATAGCGATTATTTAGGTGGAGCTCGTTATCCTTGGGAATTGACAAAAATTGAAGACATAAGGAGTAGTTAATATGAGAGTTTTTCTTTTACAAAAATCAAATAAATACGATGTATCTGCAGCGGAAGCTTACGGTAAAATAATTTATCTTATCGATGATTATCTACCACCGTTCGATCCAGATAAAACTATTGAGCGTATAAGGTTTGAATTAGATCAAGCAAAATTTAATCCTAATCAAGATGCGATAGTTCTCACCGGAGCATCGATTCTTGTTTCGATGTTCTTAGCTGTACTCACTTTTGATTATGGAAAAGTAAAGACCTTGCTTTTCGACGCACGAACAGGACGTTATAAGTTAGTCGTTATAGAAATGTAAAGGTGAAACAACTATAAAAGTTCTTGATGTTCAACCATACGCTATTTTAGGAAATTATAGTTAAAGGAGAAAAAGAACAATGTTTTCAGTCATCACAAAATATCTACCAAAGCCAATACGTATCAAAAAAGGTGTTGCGAAAAAACTTCAAAGTGTATTCGGAGAATGTCAACTCTTATATAATTTGGTTTACGGTTTCTTGAGTGAATCAACTCCTGCTATAAAATCTAAGGCTCTAAGCAACGAAGAGCTCACAGATTTTGGTTTTCTTTGTAGGGAATTGGAGAAATTATTCGATGAGCTACGAAAAGAATGCAAAGCTCGAAAAGAACTTTGTGGGAGTGTAATTGCTTATCGATTGATTCAAGAATCTTTGACAGATCCTACAATTACTATGAAGTCGAAAGGGGAATTAGCGACTGGGACGCCAAATCTAAAAATGGAAGTTCAGTTACCGAAGAAGTTTACAGATGAATATTTTCAACTGACAGATTTCTTCGGTGTTCCCAGAGAAGTTGCGGAGACCGGTATTTTACGTCTTGATTGGAAAATGGTCACAACATATTGTACGAAACTCTTAGAGGATGGGAAATCAATCCCAGAAGGTTTTGGGAAAAAATATCCCCGGTATGTAACAACATACAGAAGAACGAAGGGAGGTTGAAACAAAAAAGAAAACCCTGATAATTGTTGGTGAGAGAATCAATGTAAATTAATCTAAATTTTGGAGACCTGATTATGAGTGAAAATGGTAACGGTCAGAACGGCCAAAGTAAAAAGGCAAGCAGAACGGAAACTGCGATCAACAAAGTTGAGGGGATAGATCCAAACTATCTTCAGAAGTACATCGAAGATGATAAGAGTTTGGACACCCTCAAAGAACAGCGTGTGGTTCCGCGGTTGAAGATTATTCAGGCGACATCGGAGACTGAGCTGAAGAGTCACTTTGGCGAGGGTACTGTTATTGTTCGTCCTGGCGATGCTATGATCTGCAAATTTAACGACGATCCACGTTCGTTCGACTTTGTCCCTCTGTTCTTTTTCATAGAGTGGGCGAAGTGGGCAGATCTTCGAGCCGGTTCCGGACCAATGATCTTAGATCGAACTCACGACGCTTCCAGTGAGATCGCTATCAAATCGAAAAACTTTGAGACGCGTACAGAGGTTTATCCGGGGCACGCACAACTCCCAGAGCCCGATAAGCATTATTATCGCTATGTCGAACATCTCAGGTTCATCGGGCTTATCTACGGCGATCATCCTTTGGCAGGGACTCCGGTGACGTTGTCTTTCGAACGTGGTGAATGGGGTCAAGGAAAGAATTTCATCTCTGCCGTAACATTGCGAAGGCAAACGATAGGTGATACTCCTCGCCCAGTTCCGCTCTGGGCTCAGGTATGGAGACTCTCACCGAAGTTTAGAGAGCCTGATGCAAGCAGAAAATGGTATGGCTTCGGTTTCGAGCCTGCTGATCCGTCTCTTATAAGAGAAGATGAGGCAGAAGCTATGTCGGCTTTGCACACCGAATTCAAAGAGCTCTTTAAGCAATCGAGGTTGATGGTTCAGGATGAACCGACCGAGCAGACCGTCGACGAAGCTGAGACAAAAGCCCATAAAGACTTCTAAATTTGAACCTTGTTTTTACTAACTAATTAGCAGCGGGATGTGAATATGTTCCGCTGCTATTTTGCTCAGCCTATAACACCGACTCACTCCCGCAGAGGCTCTGAGCGATCGCTGGGGAAGCCGATATCAGGCTGTAAATCACGTTTTAGACGTTATCAGCCTTTTCAGGAAAATTAAGTGTCGTACAACATCAAAGCCATAAATGCTTTAGCTGAATTAGAAAGATATGGTTGGACGTATCAACCGTCTGGATCAGATGAAGTTAGATGTCTTTGTCCAGTGCACGACGATGAACATCCCAGTCTTTTCCTTAACATAGAAAAAAATGTTTGGATCTGTCATGCTTCGCAATGTAGAGCTCATGGCGATATAATCGCACTTCTTGCTCACATCGGTAAAGTTCAACGAAAAACAATCATCGCAGATTTATTGACAAGATACCCGGATCTACAAGACATTAAAATTGTAGATCAAAAACGAATAGAAAAATTTCATCAGGCGATTTGGAAATCTGGTTCTTTCTTACAAGAATTATATAAGAGAGGAGTGACGGATGACGATATAAGAGAACAGAGAATTGGTTTCAATGGCGAGCGAATAATTATTCCTGTTTATAATTTGCAGAAGCAAGTGATCAATCTTCGTAAATATATGCCAGGAGCTCCCGGTCATGAGAAGATGAGAAATCTTAAAGGATACAGCACTTTAGCTTTATATATGCCAGAACAGTTAAAGTATGAAACAATATGGATTTGCGGTGGAGAATTGAAAGCTCTCGTAGCTAAGAGATTATTAAATCCTGAGAATATTGGAGCGACATCGGTAACTGGAGCAGAGGGTGCTTGGCATAAAACTTTTATCCCGTTCTTCAAAGACAAATTTGTTTTTATCTGTATGGATATTGATGTTGGTGGTGTAACAGCAGCGAAAACTGTTGCTCAACAAATTCTTCGAGTTGCGAAGGCTGTCTTTATAGTACATTTACCGTTAGACGAACGAAAATATCCGAAAGGTGATATCAATGATTGGGTGGGAAGTGAGAAAGCTACTACTCAAGATTTCTTAGCTTTAATGAAAAATGCTAAGAAATATATGCCTCAAGAAATCTTAGATGAGGTAGATAATTCTGAACCCAAAAGATGTAGGTTGATAGAAGCAGGGAAAGCAAATAACATAGGGATTAAAATTCAATGCGATGCAGTTATTTCAACTATAAGTGAAGATACTCTTATAATAACGAAAGAAGTAGATATAGCTTGTACGCGAGATACTAAATTCTGTGCGTTGTGTCTTGTAAATTCTAAAGAACCAGATGAAGAAACTGGTTTAACTCGAATCAAAATACAAGCTACAAATCCGGCGATATTAGAAATGCTGAATTCATCGCCCTCGAAATTGAAATCTGCTGTGCTATCATCTCTGAATGTTCCAGACTGTAAGTCTGCAAAAGTTAAACCATTTTCGTATTATAACATCGTGGATACAAGGCTGACTAATCCTTTAGAAATACACAGTGAGGAAAGTGAGCATATTGTTCAACCTGCATATATAATCACCGATAAGATTTTAGATCTAAATATTCCTTACACAATTATTGGTAAGGCATATCCTCATCCCATAAATTGGGCCGGTGTTCTTCTTATTGACGCGGTAGAAGAAAAAGAAGATAGTTTATCATCTTATGTTTTCAACGATGAAGATTATGAACAATTGAAAATTTTCCGACCTGAAGAATGGTCTTATGAAGGTTTGGAAGAAAAGCTGAATTGCATTTATAAAGATTTCGCTTATAATGTAACTCGCATTTTTCAACGTCAAGACTTACATCTTGCAATGGACTTGGCTTATCATTCAGTTTTACATTTTAACTTTGAAGGTCAAGTTCAGAATGGATTGATAGATTGTCTTGTGTCTGGAGATAGTTCTCAAGGTAAAAGTGAAGTCGCTATTCGTCTCATACAACATTATAAATTAGGAATGAGACACGATTGTGGAGGTGCTACGATATCTGGTCTTCTTGGAGGAGTAGAACAGATGGGAAACAAGTGGTTCGTTAAGTGGGGTATAATTCCAATCTATGATATGCAATTGGTTATCTTAGAAGAAATAAAAGGAGCCAGTGTTGAAGTTTTAGGTAAGCTGCGTGATATGAGAACCTCTAAAATCGCTGAGATAATGAAAATAGCACGGCGAAAAACTCATGCAAGAACTCGTATAATAATGATCTCTAATCCACGTAGTGATAGAGCTGTATCTTCTTATAGTTATGGAATAACTATTGTAAAAGAACTAATGGGTAATCTGGAAGATGTTCGCCGCTTTGATTTCGCTTTAATATTAGCTCAACAGGAAATAGATAGAAAAGTTATAAATGATTTTCAGCGAAATCAAAATATGGTAGAACCATATTATTCTTCAAAAATTTGTAAGAAAAATGTTTTATATGCGTGGACTCGAAAAGTGGATCAAATAAAGTTTGAAGACAAATTCCGTAATTTGTGTTTAGACTATGCAAATAAATTGTGCTCCAAATTTTCTGAGTCATTGCCTCTTTGTGACAAAGGGACTATGAGACATAAATTAGCCAGGATAGCTATCGCTTTAGCTTGTAGAACTTTTAGCACTACCGATGATTACAGAATAGTATTAGTGAGAGAGTGTCATATTAAATACGCCTATAGATTTCTAAATAGAATTTATAGTGCTCCTTACTGCGGCTACGATGGTTATTCTAAAGCAGAACGACAACATTCGCAATTACAAAATACGGATAAGATAAAATCAGCATTAAAAGAGACAAAACATCCACGAACTTTACTCGAACAGATATTATACGCAGAGAGAATAAGTCTTGTAGATCTTCAATCGTGGTGTGAAATAGATCGAGATAACGCTCAAAGATTGTTATCTTTATTAGATCGCAATGGAGCTCTACATAGAGATTCAGGTGGATTTGAATATGTAAAATCAGCAGGCTTTATAAGTGCGTTGAAAGAAATGCTGATAGACAAAACTTTTACAGATAATGTTGCTGAAAGTTCGGAGTTCTAAGATGAGAAATCTACAAGATTTAGTGCGTGAATTTAATGAAGCAAATGGATTTCCAGTCAATAGTTTGTTGCTGGATAAAAATGGACCGGCGAAAGGTCCTCTTTGGGTTTTATGGTATGTAAAGATTATAGGTTACATACTTTTGATTCTTGGTAGAATCAGTGTCTGGCTCGACAAGCTGACAACAAAATTAGGACATAGAGATCCGAGGATCTTCAGGTGTCATATTATGGTAGATGAATTGGGAGAAACTTTGGTTGCTATCTCTAATAATGATGAGATAGAAGTTGCAGATGGATTAGCTGATTTAGCTTATGTTCTATTCGGGACAGCCGTCTTACACAATATACCTTTAGAAACAATCTTCAGGGAGGTTCATCGTTCGAATTTAACGAAAGGATTTATTCCTGGCCAAGACGGTAGAATTAAAGGTCTTTATAGAACAAAGAAATATTCGCCACCGAATATCAAAGCTGCTATCTATGTTGGCAGAAAAATGAATGATGGAGGTACTACTGATGTCGTTGATAATTGAAGGTTCTGATAATTTAGGTAAAACTACTTTCGCCAAGAAACTTATAAGGTATGTTTGGGATCATGATAGATATCCTTGTATGTATTCTTGGATGACAAGGCCAAATGAAGAGACATTCGACTTCTTCGAAAGTTATAAGATGATGATCAATCCTTATACAGTACAGGATAGATTTCATCTTGGGGCTTTAGCTTATCACGAAGATAGAATCTCAAATAGCAATTTGATTAAGATCGAAGAATGGATTCGAGATATAGGTGGGTTTGTAGTTTTATTCTATGCTAAGGATGAGGACTGGTATAAAGATCAAATTGCTAAAGATAGAAGAGGCAACTTGCTTGCGAACGAAATTCTATGCAAAGGTAATTCTATTTTCACAGCTATCACTACTGGTCTTCATCCACTACGTCCAGATTTCAAATATGCTTTTGATATTAGTGGAGGGAATTATGTTAGCGATGAAAATATCGCACGTATTGCAGAAACTTGGATGAGATACAGACAAAGAGCAATGGAACAACTTGTTAGGATCCAGAATGAATTGGTTTGAACTTTTAGGTATAATTAGTTTGATTTTTGCAATAGCAGGGTCTCTATTAAATAATCGTAAAATGATTGTTTGTTTCCCTATTTGGATGATTGCAAATTTAATATGTTTTGGAATGCATCTTCAAATTATTATAACTTTAGGTCAAGGTTGGTCGCTCGCTGCGAAAGATGTGGCTTTCATGTATATTTGTATCGACGGTTATTTTCGGTGGAGAAAAAAGTAGAATGGAATCGCATTTACAATTACAACTTTTAGAAGCTTTTGTAGGAGCTACAAAAGGAGACAAGACAATGGAAGATCTAATTAAGAGAGTAATTCTGCAGTCTTTTAGAGACATCAAGAAAGCGGCGAGGAAAAATCAGAAGTGTCAGAGAAAAGGATGCGGCTGTGTTATTTTAGAAATCAACCTTCGAGAAAGTTTGATTCAACATTTCGCAGCCGTAAATGGACCCTCTGGTCCTAAGAATAAATGTTCTAATATCAAAGGAGCCTGCGGCTGTTCACATGCTGAACCGAGAGCTATTATGAAGTATCTAAAGCAACGAAAGCCCAGAATTAAGAGGGATTATATTAAGACTATTCTACTCACAACTTTTTCTTCGTGTGTGAATTGTGCTAATATCATCGTTGATTCTGGCGTCATAGATGTAGTTATATATGAGTTCCTTGCTACTCACTGGGCGACTCCGCCTCACGATGCAAAAAGTATGCTTGATCGTAGTCTTTTGCATTGGTCGAAGAAAGAGATTATAAAAGACAAGGATAATAAGTTGATTAAAAAATGGCTTTTCGAGAATTAAGATGATTGACATACGTGGAAATTTTCATATTATTGAAGAGCTCTCGGAGCTTCCTAATCTGCAGAATCGCAAAGAAATTTTTTGCGATGTAGAAACAAAACGAGTCTTCGATAATGATAAAGTCGGCGGTCTCTACCCATGGAAAGGAGATAAGATCTGTGGTTTTAGTGTAACTGCAGATAACATCAAAGATATTTGGTATCTCCCCGTTAGACATACGAGTCCGAATGCAAAGAATCTCCCTTTAGAACCTGCAATGAATTGGATTCGAGATATCCTACAAAGTTGTGGCGATTGGATCAATCACTTTGTAAAATTCGACGCTCTAATGTTCAGTGTTGGAGATAGCGTAGAATTTGATTGTCGCCTCATAGACACTTGTGTTTTCGCGAAAGTTTATTACAGTGATAGATTCGGCTATAGTCTAAAACCGCTCTGCCGAGACTGGTTGAATTACGATACAGGAAGTTTAGACAGAGTTACGACTTATTTAGATAGCCTGAGACCTAAATCTAAATCTTATGCAGATGTACCTATCGATCTTCTTGGTGAATACTGTTGTGATGATGTACAAATGAACCGAGAATTATATCGTTATCTACAGATAAAAATGCCAGAACAAGTGAAAGGTGTTATAGAGACAGAAATAAAGTTGACTCCGGTTCTATTCGATATAGAGAAAAGAGGTTTGTGCGTTGATACAACCGAATGTAAAATAGCTTCTGCAAAATCTTTGAGAACAATGATAAGTTCTTCTTCAGAACTTGTCGAGTTAACTGGGCGAGAATTTGTCAATTCTAATGCTTGTATCTATGATATCTTAGTAACACAGTTCGGTCTTCCTATTTTAGCGACGATAAAGAAAAAGGACAAAGAATCCCACCAGACTTTTGACACTGGCCGTCCTACTTTCGATAAAGACTCTTTATTATTGTATCAAATTTGTCCTGAAGTTCTCAATGATCCAAAGTTGACTCGAATAGTAGAACTCATCCAAACATATCGTAGAGAATCACAGTTCAAAAGTCTATATCTCGATACGTTTTTAGAACTCAATGCAGATGGAATTATTCATCCTAACTACAATCAAGTTGTACGAACAGGAAGATTGTCTTGCAGTAAGCCGAGTTCACAGCAACAAAATAGTCGTTCGAAAGCTCTTATTCATCCTTATCCGGGTTATGGTTTTCTTTCTAAAGATTATTCGCAAATTGAATATCGCTTGATTGTCCATTATATAAAAGATGAAAAAGCGATAAAAGCATATAACGATGATCCTAATACAGACTTCCATAAATGGGTGTCTGAGTTACTAATGATAGATAGAAAATCTGGTAAGACATTGAATTTCGGTATGGCTTATGGAGCGGGAAAGCCTCGTGTAATGAAAGGGCTCATGTCTAATGAACATATAATTGAAATTATGACAAACAAGGTCGATGAACTAATAGAGAGTGGAAAGTTAGATCCAAACTTAAGAGGTGTGAAATTTCAAGAGTTATGTCGAACTCACGCAAACGAAAGTTATGAAAAGTATCATCTTCAAATGCCTGGGATTAAAAGAACTTCAAAAAAGGCTGTAGAAGTTGCTTCTATGAGAGGATTTGTTTTCAATGCTTATGGTCGTCGCCGTTATTTACCTGGAAGAGCTTCCTACAAAGCATTCAATACAATCGTTCAAAGTGGGGCCGCAGATATAATGAAAGAGCGAATTATAGCTATTTCTCCTCGTTATAATTCTGAGTCAAAAAAGTGGGGTATAGAACTTGATGCTAATGTTCACGACGAGTTATTGGATTCGGTTCCTCTGGATGTTTTATATAATCCCGAATTGCATAAGTTCGCATGTGATTTGATGGAAGAGACCACAGTGAAATTTAGAGTACCTATAAAAATAGGTTTAGGGATAAGTCCAAATAATTGGAGTGAAGCTGCTGGAGATAACACGATATGTGATGATAATGGTGAATTCATAGCGGGAAAATTCATATAGCCTAAAAACGAGCTCTCAGTTCGCTCTCAGTGAGCCAAACGAGACGACTCCGGCCCTATAGTACCCCGTATCTCAGGTCAGAGCAACTGAGAGCCCTGTAAGTTATCACAGTTACTGGAGTTATGTAAAGTAGGAATTTTTCACAATTTTGTAGGATTTTTATTTTTTCATTTGCTTTGTTCTAAAAATAGGTTATACTTAATATAGTTAGTGAAAATCAATATCACAAGGTTAAATTTTTAGGAGACAAAGAAATGGGAAAATCGAAAAGCAAAGTTAGGGCCTCTGTGAAGAAGGCGAAGACGGTTAAAATCGCTATGAATAAAGAACTTGCGGCTTCTATCGCTGCTCTCGAGAAAGTCGTCGTGCCAACGAATCTTGTCGATTGCAGGGATCGGCTGATCGTCTCGCTTACTAAGTTGAACGATCGCATTCATACTGAGGCCAGAAAAGCTGTTAAGACCGCCGAGCGTGAAGCTGCGAAAGTCATTCGCGAAAAGGCGAAGGCCGAGCGGGCTGCGGCGAAGGCCGAGCGGAATAAAGCCAAAGCCGTAAAGCTCCAAGAGCAGATTAGAAAGCTCCAGGCTCAGGTTAGTTCGCTCAGCTAAAAGACGGTGAGCAAGTTTATCATAGATCGTTCTATGATACTGACGAGATAACGTAAAAATCAAATTTCTATGGAGACCAAAAATGGCGAAATCAAATTCAAATGTCACAAAAGTAGGAGGAGCAGGAGCAGAGAAGTCGATCACCACAAAGGAAATCCCGGAAAAGGCAAAAGGCCGTGTTGACTTCCCGAAGAAATCTGCGATGTATCGAGACAAGGACGGAAACGTAATAACAGCATTGAACGCAGAAGGTTTACTACTTGCCGTGCCAGCGACAATCCTCGACGGGGAGAAAGTCGTATATTCCGGCTTTGATCCTCGGAAGCATAATCCGCTTAAGAAAAGCGATTTCGTTTCTATGGCGACATTTTTGCAATATCAAGGTTACGTCGCTCGTTCTCGTGCCGCTCGCCTTATCAAGGTCGCTGAGACCAAAGAAGCCGCAGCAAGTCGGCTTCTGAAATTCGGCGATGAGCAGACTCGCAAGAAGGCCGCAAAAATCGCCAAGATGCGTGATCAGCTCAAAGCTCTGGAAATGCAGCTCATGGAAGAGGGTATCGATGTCTCGGACATCTAAAAGCTATACTTGGAAACCAGAGGGTATGGAAACCCTCTGGTTATTTTTGTCGTTGTTATTGTAAAAGTAAGGTATAAAGGAGAATGAGAATGTCATTGAGTGAAAAAGACCGAAAACTCAAAGATATGGCAGATATGAAAAAAATTATTAAGCATCAACAAGCTCATTTCGCTCAAGTCCTTACTCATTTCGATGAACAAATCGCTCGCATTGATGAGCAGATTGTAGAGCATGATTTAGAAATCGTAGCTTTACAAGAAAGAAAAGCTGTAGTAGCTCGGCACTTTATTGAAGCTCCAGAACAGCTTATAGTTTTGGCTCAACATCTGAGAGATGTTGAAAAGAAGGAAAGTCTTCTTAAAACCGATGGAAAAAGTAAGGTGAAAAAAGTCGCTCGAATCAAAAAACGTATCGAAAAATTACGTGAGAAGTTGAGTCGAATGGATCCCGATGGAAGAAATCAAAACAAAACAACTCCTTGAACTAATCGAGCAATGGACACGAGCTGAAATTATGGCTCGTCATGCTCCGCTCATTGGTTTAGATTTCACTAATTATGCTGAAGTTCAAATTGAGAAAGAAAATGAGATAAGGCGATTAGTTTTTGGGACAGATAACCTAATTCAGTTAGGACTCAAGTGGAAGTTATTGAAAGATAAGAAAACTCAGAATAAAGAAAATGCAATAAAGCAATTCCAGCGACTACAAAAAGAGTTAGCTGAGATGATGAAAACATAAGTGTTATTGTACTGATTCAATACCATCACTGTAAAAGAAAGAACTGACTTTTTCTCTCTTCTCCCGTATCGGTCGACAACCTGAGAGTAAGAAACTCTCAGGTTGTTTGGCCGGTATTACTGAAAAATTAAGAAAGGTGAAAAATGGATTATGTAGATCTAAACAAGTTATGGCATGAGACACTTTTCGACGTTAATCTTCGCGGCCATATACTTAACAGCAGAGTCGGATATTGTAAAGAGATTATAGGTTTTCAAACAACGCTAACTTATCCTCTTCATAATATCCTCTTTGCTCCAAAGCGAAAATTTTCGTTGGCCTATGCTTGTGCTGAAATGCTCTGGTATCTTTCTGGTACTGGTAGTATCAAAATGATTCAGGCTTATGCTCCACAGTATGAGAAATTTGCTGAAGATGGATGGGCCTACGGAGCATACGGACATCGATGGAATCATAATCCTGGCTTTGTAAATGCGAAAGCCTCTCTAATAGAAGGTCTTACGAGGCAAGATTGCGAAATCGACATCGAAAATCAACTCTCTGCTTTGGTGCATCTATTGAGGGCAGATCCAAATACCCGTCAAGCTATCATGACGATGTGGGATAGCGGTGATCTTATTCATGCAATCGCAAGGGATCATAAAGACCTCCCTTGTACTCTTTCATTGATGTTTTTTGTCCGAGACAACAGACTTCATCTTGTAGCTACAATGAGATCTAACGATGCGTGGCTCGGTCTTCCGTATGATATCTTTTGCTTCACAACTCTACAAAGGATTATTGCAGCGGAGCTTGGATTAGAATTAGGAGCTTATATTCACCAAGCTGGAAGTGAGCACATCTACGAAAAGAATCAGGAGAAGATAGATGAAATCCTTAGGATAGAAAGTGAATCGAAGTGGTCCGGTGAAGGAGCGATTCTGCTATATCCTTATCCTCTAAACTGGAATCACAAACGGCGAGACTACGATTTGCAGCACAATGTTAAAGCTGCTCTTTCATTGGAAAAGGAGATTCGAAAAGCGACAATGGATGAACATTGTTTAGCGAAAGGTATTGCAGGGAATCAAAAAGCATGGAAAGAAATTGATCCTCTTTTCAAAGATCTTGTTCTTGGTTGTGCAACGAAATGGACTCATGTTCCGAATGATTGGTTTGATAATCCCCTCTACGCAAGTTGTCAACGATATACGGAGAATCTAAATGAAGCTTGATAAAATTCCATTCGGAGAATGCACGTCTAAAGATCTCGCCGATTATATGAATGAGCGACACAGTATTTGGATGAGGAGAGATAAAGGTGAATGGAAACCATGGACAACCGATGTGATTCTCCAACAATATAAATTCACTAACGTATTTCGACAGCTCGACAAAGGTACTGTTGCTCTACGAAAAATGTTAAAGAGTCAAACAGATCCTATTCTTATTCTTTTCAATATTATTTGGTATAGATATTTTAACTGGTACAAACATGCTGAAGAGCTCGGCTTCGTCAATGATTATTCACAACTTGAAGACTTCATAATAACCAAAGGGAGAAGATGCGATAAAATTTTTACTGGAGCTTGGATGACAACTGGAGTTTCTTGTGAAGATAAACATATAACCTATCTTCGAGCTTGTAAAGAAGCTTGGGATAAACGAGATATGCTCTATCATCTTGTTTCTTCTTCTTCTAAATTAGAAACGGTTTGCGTACTCCTCAAAGATTTATATATGGTGGGTAGATTCTTAGCTTATGAATTAGCTTGTGATTTAAGGTTCACAAAACTTCTTGATGAAGCGACAGATATATTGACGTTCGCAAATCTTGGTCCTGGAGCTCAAAGAGGACTTCGGCGATTAGGAATGCCGCATAAAAATCAAAAAGAAGGTCTTACTTCTATGCGAAAATTATACGATGTTCTTATGGAGCATTATCTCAGCTATTATATTGTTAACGCTTCTTGGCCGTTTGAACTGCGAGAGGTAGAACATAATCTTTGTGAGTTTGATAAATATATGCGAACAAAAAATGGAGAGGGACATCCACGAAGTAAGTTTCCTGGAGTGTAAAATGGATATCGATGAAGTTAAAAAATGGTTGCAAAGTTATTTGAGGTTAGAAAATCATGGTCATGCCGGTCGTCTTTTATCTGAAGAATATAAAGAATATCGGAAAGAAGATCCAAAACCAGATTGTAATTTAATGACATGGTGCGTGAAAAAAGCATTGGAAAAATTAAATAGTTGAGGTGTAATATGAACATAGGAATAATCGGTTGCGGTGTTGTTGGAACTGCTTTGAAAAATGGTTTTAGATTCTTAGAACACGAAGTGTCTATCGCAGATCCTAAGTTTGGTACGAGCACTTTAGATGTCTGCCATACTGAAATAGTATTTATTTGTGTTCCTACAAACTGTAACTTAAATGGGAGTTGTGATCTTTCTATTGTTAAGAGAGTTCTACAACATCTCAGAGCTTATCGGTATAACGGAATCGTAGTGTTAAAATCTACTGTAGTACCGGGAACAACTGAAAAGCTATCGAAAGAATTCAATAGAGAAATAGTTTTTGTCCCAGAGTTTCTTCACGAAAGATATGCTACAGAAGATTTTATTTATCACCAAGATATATTGGTGATAGGAACTGATGATAAAGAGTTAAGAAAGGTAGTTGCGAATATTCATAAAGACCTACCAAAGAGAGTTGTGACTTGTTCTAAAACAGAAGCAGAATTGGTTAAGTATTTCAATAATGTTTACAACGCAACTCTGATAACTTTCGCTAATAGTTTTTACGAAGTGTGTGTTGGACTCGGTGTTAATTACGACAATGTTAAATCGATCGTTACATTGAGGGATCATATAAACGATGTGTATCTCGATTGTAATAATTCGTTAAGAGGATTTGGCGGCCCTTGTTTACCTAAAGATACGAAAGCATTAGCTTTTCTTGCAGAACAATTGAATACCGATGTTAAGTTTTTTGATATGCTTTTATCAGAAAATGTTAAGTACGAAACAACAGTGTTGAAAGGAATGCGATCATGAATATATTAGTAACAGGTAGTGAAGGTTCTTTGATGCAATTTGTCATTCCTCTGTTGGTTACTAAGAAATACAATGTAACTGGTATAGATATCAATGAAGGCGGTGGATCAAAAACCAAACGCAATTATGAGTTTATTAACGCAGATTGTAGAGAGATTACAGAACTCGAAGATGTTTTTCATAATAGATTTTTCGATTATGTAATTCATAGTGCTGCTACTATTTACGGTGTTGTAGGATTTAATAAATTCGGTGCAGATATAATTTCTAATGATCTTATTTCTACTGCGAATACGCTACGATGTAGTCTTACACATGAAATAAAAAAGTTCGTCTTCATAAGTTCTTCGATAGTCTATGAGCAAGTACCGAAAAATTATAATAACATAGATCAATTTCCAGCTCCGAAAACCTATTATGGTCTTTCAAAATTTGTTGGTGAAAAATTATGTCGAGCATATCGAGAGCAATATAATCTGCCTTATATTATATGGAGACCGTTTAATATAATTACTCCATACGAGAAAGCTCAAGCGACACAGGGATTTAGTCATGTCTTTGCAGATTTTATTCAACAAATTGTAATTGATCGCAAAGAAACTATCGGTATTCTTGGCGATGGTAGACAAGTTAGATGCTTCACTTGGATAAAAGATGTGGCTGAAGCTATTGCAGATTTATCTTTTGGCTCTGAACAAGGCGAATTCAATCTTGGGAATGTCGAACCTCTAACTATGACCGATTTGGCTGTATTGATTTATGTGACTGCTCAACGTTTGAACTTGATACCTAAAGAACAAGATCTGAAATTCTATCATACACCGCCTATGGTCAACGATGTTAGATATAGAGTACCTTACATGGAAAGAACTGAAAAGGTGTTCAATTGGCGAGCAAAATTGAAGATCAAAGATTCAATTGAAAAATGTTTGAAGGAAATGTGATCGATGGATAATCAAAATCTAATACTCTCATTAAATGAAGCTATATCGTCTTCAAATATAAGATTAGGAGTTTTAGACTTTAGAAAATTGCAAAGTTTAGTGGGAGCAACCCCAATTCAAATGTCTGTAAAAGTTTTTTGGGGTGAAGATATAACTGTAATTTTACCAGAATATATTTCTTGTCGCCTTTTCTTAGATGAATTTTTTGAAAAAGACTTAACAAAGTTTATCATAGAACACTTAAATTCTGGTATGACTTTCATCGATGTAGGAGCTCATATCGGTTACTTTTCTTTATTAAGTTCAGTTTTAGTTGGAAATACAGGTCAAGTCCATTCATTCGAGCCTACGAAAGATGTGTTTCAGATTTTACAAAAGAATTGTTCAAACAAAGAAAATATCACAATGAATAGTGAAGCAGTTTTTTCGAAAGTCGAAAGACTTGTATTGAACACCTACGGACTAAAATGGTCGGCGTTCAATTCTTTATTCGTTCCGAGAATATTAGGGATCTTATCAAAAGTGAAGTGTAAAAGAATGGAGGTTCAAACAACTACGTTAGATCAATACTGTGATGATAAACATATTCAGCCTGATTTTATTAAAATCGATGCAGAGAAATCGGAATTGAATATTTTAATAGGAGCAGAAAAAACGCTTAAAAAAGACCATCCGATTATTTCTGTAGAAAGCGGGGATGAAGAAAATGATGCACAGATTATAGACTTTATGCGAGCCTTGAATTATTCATATCAAAAGGTCTTAAACAGTAATTTAATTTTCGTTTGAACTAATATAAGTTCTGCATAAAAATAAGGATTTCTGATTATGAAAATTATTATTCCTACAAAATCAAGAACAGATCTTCAATTTACTGCTAATCAACTTATGAGAGCAAATATACCTGATCAATACGAATGCTTTCTGGTAGTTCCTCGAAACGAAAAGGACAACTACGCAAAAAATTCTATAAGCGGTTTTCGAACTATCTCTGTAGATTGTGAGGGAATTAACAATGTTCGTCAATATATCATGGAACATTGTAAGGTCGAAGATAATAAGATACTAATGATAGATGATGATTTGAGATTCTTTTATCGACCTTGCATAGAAGATGTTTCATTGTTCCAAGCTACTGGGGATCAAGTACTTGAAATGATTCAATGGTTAGAAAGCCAACTTGATAAATTCGCTCATTGTAGTATCCCTGCTCGGACACAAAATTTTCAATTGACCCGTCGTATAGAACGAGCAGAAAGTTTCGAACTACAAACAGTTCGCCCTTATCGCCTTTACGGTTTTCGCCAAGACATAGTGTTAGGAGAAGAGTTAGATTTTCATGCTGGATTGCGAATAAATACGATGGATGATTTCCACATGACTCTTAACCTTTTAGAACTCGGTTATCCTAACATCATATCTTGTAGATGGGCACACGATCAATGCACTTCTAATTCTCGTGGTGGGTGTTCTACTTATCGTGATTTGGAATTATTAAGAGTGTGTGCTTTGAATCTTAAAGAAAACCATCCTCAAGTTGTTAAGATTGTGCACAAAGAAACAAGCTCTTCTTGGGGAGGGACACCTAATAATCCAGTAACAAGAACAGACGTTAGAATACAATGGCAAAAGGCTTTAGGAATAAGAGCAACTGAGAGCAAACTATAACACTCACCTATAGGGTCGGCCTACTCCCGCAGAGGCTCTGAGCGATCGCTGGGGAAGCCGATATTAGGCTGTAAACTATGCTTTACATACTAATCTCAAAAATCGAGCTTAGAACCTTCAAAATTTGGGCAGGACACTTAACTGCTATCAGAGAGGTTTTAGACATAAATGGAAGTCGTTATCGACAAATAGATATACTCCATGCAAAGCAAAAGACATTCAAAACAAACGATATTATCATCAATATTGGAAATCACCAATACGCTGGTTCTCAATTCTTAAATGAATTAGCCGAGAGTGTTTCAAAAGCAGGTAGAACAGTTTTCTTTATGGATGATTACACGGCTCCTCCAGCAACACAATTACGTAAAGCTCTCACTAAAAGTTCTAATCTTTTAGTGACAAACATCAAAGATTTGAGCATCTTAACGCAACGAAAATCTCTTCAGCATTTTGAACCTGTCTATGTAAATCTAAACAAAGCTTCTTTCAAAAAACTCCCTCTCAAAGCTCCACAAGTTCCTGGCAGCTTTATTTATTGGGGTTCTTGTCGACGAGGAAGAGAACAAAGTTTCTATCGTTATTTCAAACCAAATCTTTATCCGCTTTATATTTCTTCGAGTGATAGGGGGCACAATAAGTATTGTAATTTATACATAAATTATAGACCGTTAGAAAAAATGCTGCTACCTGAGGACTTACAAAAATATGGATTCACAGTAAATATTCGTGATAAGAAGCAACCAAAGATGGCTCCAGCAAATAGATTTTATGAAGCTATAGGTGCTGGACTTCCAATTTTCTTTGACCATGAATGTATTCCACGAATTGAAACTCCACTCTGCGTAAAAGACTATATTGTTTCTGAAGCAGAACAACTGCTTGAAAAAGATCTGCAAAGAACACAAGTAGAACAACGGAAGCTCTGGGGGCAACGTAATTATCGAATAGAGTTAGTGAATGAATTAACCGAAATATTTTTTAAGCATGGTATTTCATAATGAATTATGGACTCAACTATTTTGAACACACATTACGCAAAATGAGCATGACAGCAGAAGATATTTGTCAACGAAGATGGAAATTTATAACTCCTACGAAAGCAATACGAATTTTAGACTATGGTTGTGGAGTAGGTTGGTTCCGTGCTTTCAAACCAGATAAGAACCTCATTGTAGATACTTACGATGTAGGGAATTACCCTCAAACGGGTATAAATGAAATGGAATATGATCTTATTTGTTTTTGGGACTCTTTAGAGCATATTCCAAATTTAGATGAAATAAATTGGCTATTAACAAGAACCGAATTTGTTGCCATTTCAATCCCTATATTTCTTGGTGATATGCAGCAAGAAGAATTTAGAAAATGGAAGCATTATCGCCCAAATGAACACTTACATTATTTCACACTACAGACATTAGCGAATTTCTTTGAAGAACGTGGGTTTGAAATGTTCGAGAAAAATCAAAACGAATGTCCTCCACGAGAAGATGTTTGGTCAATTTTGTATAGGAGAAAACGTAATGCAAGTTAGAAAACGTGACGGACGAATTGTTGACTTCGACTCATATCGTATTCTCAAAGCTATGAAAGGAGCTTTTACTGAACTTAACATCGATATTCTTTCAGGTGGAAAAATAGATGCTCTAACTGCAAAAGTGATTGACTTTCTTCCAAGTGTGAAAATCATAGATATTGAAGTGATTCAAAACACTGTAGAGAAGATCTTAATGGAAGAAGGATATTACGAAGTTGCAAAAGCATATATTCTTTATCGTCAACAAAGAACCTCGCTTCGAGAGATAGAACCAGATCCAAATGCTATTTCAGATTACATTCATGCCGCGAAATACGCTCGTTACATCCCAAGTAAAAAGCGAAGAGAGACTTATCACGAAACCATTAAAAGAGTCGAAATAATGCACAAGAAAAAGTATCCTCATCTCACAGCAGAAATTGGAGATGCTTTTCAATTTGTTCATGATAAATTTGTCCTCCCGTCTATGCGGAGTATGCAATTTGGAGGCAAAGCTATCGAGAGACGAAATGCTCGGATGTATAATTGTAGTTTCACTCTCGTAGATCGGCCTCGTGTTTTTGGCGATATGATGTACTTGCTTCTTTGTGGATGTGGAGTAGGATTCAGTGTTCAAAAGCGACATGTCGCAAGACTTCCATTACTCAAAGTAATAGATTTCAACTTAACTTATTTTCATGATGTTAAAGATTCAATCGAAGGATGGGCAGATGCGGTGAACGCTCTAATAGATTCTTTTCTACGAGGGTATCATATAGAATTTAATTTTGAAGCAATACGTCCACCCGGAAGTATTCTTAATAGTGGTGGAAAAGCTCCTGGGCATGTTTCGTTAAAAGAATCTCTCGAAGCTACAAGACAGATTTTGCTTTTAGCTCAAGGGAGAAAATTGAAGCCAATAGAATGTCACGATATTATCTGTCATCTGAGTAAAGCAGTTCTTGCAGGCGGAATTCGACGAAGCAGTTTAATTTCATTGTTCTCTGCAGATGATGACGATATGTTGTACTGTAAAGATAGAGCTAATTTTGATTTTCAACTTAAGAATCCACAGCGAGCTTTAGCGAATAACAGTGTTGTCTTAGACAGAGAGAATTACACCTTTGCAGATTTCGCAAGAATTCTACATTTGAATAAAGTAAATCATGGTGATCCAGGCTTTGTATTCTTAGAAGATTTCGATACTGGTGTTAATCCTTGCGGGGAGATTGGCATCGACCCTGTCTTAAAAGTAGCTATGAGAGATACCTATGACGATGTATGGTCGAAGAAAAATAAAGATTCGGCTCTCGTAAATCAATGCAAGACAGGTTTTGGATTTTGCAACCTTGTAGAAGTCAACGCTGCAAAGTGTCGAACTTACGAACAATTTTTAGAGGCTTGTAAAGCTGCGAGTTTCATCGCTACTTTGCAAGCGGGTTATACGGACTTTCCTTATCTCGGAGAAGTAACTGAAAAAATCGTACAACGGGATGCTCTTATCGGTGTAAGTATAACAGGGATGATGGACAATTCTTGGATCTTTGATGAGGGTTATTTAGAAGGAGGAGCTGAAATAGTAAAAGCTACGAATGCGAAGACAGCAAAATCGATTGGAATCAATCCTGCGAAACGATGCACTTGTATAAAACCAAGTGGAACAGCGAGCTTAGAACTCGGATGCGTAGGGAGCGGAATCCATCCCCATCATTCAAAGCGATACTTTCGGAGGATTACTGCAAATCCTTTGGAGCCAGTCGTACAGTATTTCAGAAAAGCTAATCCCCAGATGGTCGAGACAAAACCAAACGGAGATCTCTGTATAACGTTCCCGGTTAAAACAGATGGTCTAACTGTGAATAATATATCAGCAAGAGAATTTCTTGATAAGGTCTTTCGCACTTATAAAGGCTGGATTCTTACTGGTCACAGACAAGGTCAAACGCACAATGTAAGTTGTACTCTTGTTGTTGACGATCAAGAATGGGAAGAAGCTTTTGATTATATTTGGAATCACAGAGATAAAATCAGTTCGATGACTTTTTTACCAAAACAAAGCGATAAACAAATTCCGTTCTGCCCCAGAGAATCAGTTACGACAGTCAAAGATATCGCTCACTTCGATTCTTTAGTAAAAGGCTATAAACCTGTAGACTATTCTAAAATGATCGAAGAAGAAGATGTGACTGTGAAAGACGCCGCCTGTAGTGGTATGGTTTGCGATTTAGGTCTCGATTTTTGTAGTGGAATTGGCCTACGCGTCTTTCAAAATGAATTTGATTCTCGTATAAAGACCTTCACATATCGAGGTTTGACATTTGAACTATATGAACAAAGAAACGGATATTTTATTGCTAAGCGAATTATGGAGTGAAGATGAAACTTAATCAAGTGATTTATGGTGATAATAGAGAGAAGCTCAAAGAGTACCCCGATAATTTCTTTGATGGAATTATCACTGATCCTCCTTACGGTATGGGGTTTATGGGGAAGACATGGGATACTTTTAATTCTCAGATAATTCAAGAATCAAAAGAAAACTATGATAATACGCCGTCCAAAAATCTACAAGGAATAGGACCAGATGGAAAAGTTAGACGAATAAATAAGCCAAGAGGTTCTATCGCAGAAGTAGCTGGTTCTTATGATTTATCAGTTAATGGACAGATTCGGTTTCAACAATGGTTTTACGGAATAGCTGTTGAGATGTTAAGAGTGGCTAAACCCGGAAGTTTCTTATTTTGTTTTGGTGGAACACGAACTTATCACAGAGTTGCTTGTGCAATAGAAGATGCCGGATGGATTATCAGAGATCAAATAATGTGGCTCCATGGAATGGGTTTTCCAAAATCTACAGATATAAGTAAAGCTATTGATAAAGAAGCTGGAGCAGAACGAAAAGTTATTGGTGAATATAAAGTTGGTGGAAATGCTTTGACTCCTCTTAATGAAAAAGGAGGGATGACTTTTTCAACAGGAGCAAAAAATAGTCCTTCTGGTTATCTGCCAACAACTGTGCCAGCAACGAATGACGCAAAACGATGGGACGGATATGGAACAGGATTAAAACCAGCATGGGAACCGATTATCGTTGCGATGAAGCCGTTAGAAAAAGGATTAACGTATGCACAAAACGCTAAGAAGTGGGGTGTTGCTGGATTGAATATTGATGGTGGCCGGGTTGGAACGAATCCAGGTTATAAATACAACGCAGATAAAAACGGTGTAACTTTTCATGGACAACAAGGAGAAAGGATAAAACAAACAGCAGAGAAAAAAGGTCAACAATTTATTGAGAGCACAAAAGGTCGTTGGCCAGCGAACGTAATTCTAAGTCATTCACCAAATTGTGTTTGTATCGGTGAAAAAGAAATTGGAGATGGGAATAGCAAAACACGCATAGTAAAAGATGCAAAATCTTCTTGGGCTAATAGTTGTCAAGATATAAATGTAATAGCTTACGGAAAAGAAACTATAGAAATTTGGGCTTGTGTGCCTAATTGCCCTATACGGATTATGGATAATCAAAGTGGACAAGCTGGTGGAGGTAGTCATAAATATCATAAAGAAACCTCCAGCAAAACTTGTCATACAAACAATGTAAGAAAAGATAGCTTTATAGGACAAGAAATTGGTATAGGTGATTCAGGTGGAGCGTCGCGATTCTTTTATTGTGCGAAAGCAAGTAAAGCGGAGAAGGAAGAAGGTTTGATGGGATTTATTGAATGTGCGAAGTGTGAAAGATTCGAGTCTAAAACACATACAAGAAAAGGTGTCAAAGAAAAGTGTTATCGTAATAATCATCCAACCGTAAAACCCCTCGCTCTTATAAAATATCTTTGTACTCTATTAAACATGCCGAATAGAGATCAAGTTATCCTTGATCCATTTTGTGGGAGTGGTACGACGCTCGTAGCTTGTAAAAATCTTGGTATAAATTATGTCGGTATTGAACAAGATATGAATTTTTGTTTAATAGCGACAGCCAGAACCGGAGACTAAAATGAAGATCCTCGTAGATGCTTTTCTTATCATACATCGAGCTAAATACAAGTTAGATTTTCTCGAGAATACAGCCGGTCGAAAAACAGGAATGGAATACGGTTTTATCAAACTTTGTGAAGCTCTTGAACGAGAATTTGCAGGTGGAGATATAGTTTTGTGCTGGGAAGGTAAGAACAATTTTCGCAAGGAGCTTTATCCAGACTATAAGGGAAATCGTAAACCAAGTACGAATCCTCTTGCAAAACTCGACTGGGATCGCGTCGCCGATCTTAAAAACTTTTTAAGACAACCTTATATCAACGCAGAAGCTGAAGGCTACGAAGCAGACGATACGATAGCCAGTCTTGTAGATCACTACAAAGATCAAGAAGAGGTTATAATTTGGTCGAATGATAAAGATCTACTTCAACTTGTTAGAAAAGGTGTAACGGTTTGGAGAAGTTTTCAAGAGTTGCATAAGAAGTATAAGTGGACACCGAGGACAATTGAAGAAAAGTATGATGGATTATTTCCAAATGAGCTTCCAATTTATTTTGCTTTTGCTGGCGACAAGGTTGACAATATTCCTGGTGTTCCAAAGATAAGAAAACCTGTTTTAATAAATGCAATTATCAACGCTCGTCGATTGATAAAGCCTGGATCGTTTATTTTCAAAGGGTGCTTGATTCAAGATATTTTGAATTACGAACTTTGGTCTGGGCCTGAATTATTAAGGTTAGAAAATTTTATTGAAGCTGGTCATTATCAAAGAAATATGGAGTTAGTAGTTCTAAGAAGACCAGACGTCATTATACAAGAACCAATAAAGAATGAAGAAATAATAAGAGAGTGGCTTGAAGAGTTAGAGCTTAGAAGTTTGAAAATGTCTGAAGAAACAGGAGTGTTAGATAATGCAGAATTCTAAGATGTCAAATCCAGAAGAAAATGATCTGTCAAAATTACTGAAGCTCAGAAGAAAAACTAATAAGAATTTTCTTATGTTATTAAACGAATTACAGACCTCTATAGAATCTCTTCGAATCATGGTGAAGTATATGCAATTTGATTTAGAAGCTACGAGGCGAGAAAACATGGTTCTCAAAGAACAATTACGACAATATGAGGAAGGTGGTTAAAATAAAGTAGAATTCGTTATTTTAGAATAAATAAGCTGGTTATTATAGGTTATAAAAAATGGATTTTATTTGCTTTATTCTAAAAATACGTTATACTTTAGGTAGTTAAGTTAATTGACAATTGAATCGGGCTGAAACGGAGAAAACAGGGGTGTCGGTAGGGCTAACCTTTCAAGGCTGACGGCTGAGGACGTAATGGAAAACTTGTGGAGCCGCGACGTTGCGACGTTGCGGATCCGTGTGTTTTCTTAATACAATAAAGTAAGGAGAATGAAAATGATTACTGCAACTCAAGTTCAAAAGGCAAGTCGTTCGGCGAGAAGAAATGCGTTCTACTTGGTGAAAGAAAACGATGTCACTATTGGCATGATTGAAAAACCATATCACAATAAGGACTATCGTGCTCAAGTTGATGGTAGGACTGTTGAGGTGTGTTCAACAAAGAAGCAAGCGATACGAACGATACTACGAAGAAAAGGTATATTCGGGGAGTGGATAATTCTCAATAACTAAGAACGCAAGTCACCGTCCCGTTTCACAACGGGGCGGACACGTGTGTTCTTAAAATTAAGTGGTGTAAAGTAAGAGGTGTGAAAAATGGATGCTGTTAAAACCCAAATCTTGAAAAGTTTACAAGAACAAGGGTATAAAGTTTTATATGTCAAAGGTATTTATGTTTTCAAAGACGGTAAAAGATTATCAACAGCCAAAGCAATAAAGTTAGCAGGTATTAAAGTGAAACCAAAATCACGAAAGACTAAAACATCACAACCGTTGTATGGTGATTTCGCTTGGCTGGCTGGTATCAACCGTATCAACTAAGAACGCAAGTTACCGCCTCGTTTTGAGAAACCACGACGGGGCGGATCCGTGTGTTCTTAAAGTAAAGGCTGTAAAGTAAGGAGAATGAAAATGACTACGATAGCACAATTAAAAACTGACATCAAAGACTTGAGTGGTCGCTTGTACTATTGCAGTAACACTGGTGAAGGCCGCAAGATGAGACGTGAGATTGAAAAGGCTATTCATCAAAAAGAACAGCAACTTGAACAAATCTTTGTTGAAGAAGGATGTTTAGATTATCAACATCAAGCTGGTCGAGTAGTGAGGAGCTAAGAACGCAAGTTACCGCCCCGTCGTGAGACGGGGCGGACACGTGAGTTCTTAAACAAAACAAAGTAAGTAAAGTAGAGGTGTAAGATGGAAAAGCTAATTATAATTAAAGCGACAATGAACGATGGTCGAGAAAAAGAATATCGAGCTACAAATTTCACAGTGAAGCCTCTTCGTGATGGTACAGGGCTATGTATCAAAGTAGCTACTGACCACTCTATCATTTGTAGGAGTATCGCTGTTGAGCAAAAAGAAGTTGAGCCAGCTATTTGTTTGTAAGAACGCAAGTCACCGCTCAGTATAGAGATAATGACACGTTGTACCGGGAAATCAGTTGTTTGTGCTACTAACGACCTGGGAATCAACACTCTTTGCTGAGCGGATCCGTGTGTTCTTAAAGTAAAGCGGTATAAAGTAATAGGAGTATGAAATGATAAAGTGGACAGAAGAATCAGTTCTCGCTGTTATAGCGGAAGCAAGAAAACTTGGTGCTGAATTCGCTGCTAAGAAGTTAGCAGAATTGCAAAGAAATGGACCTCAATATGAAGTGACTTCTGGTAGTACAACAGTTGGTACGCTGCTCGATGTCTGTGGATCTGCTCACTTGAAGATTTCAGCGAGAGGCAAGTTTTATCAGATCGCTAAGAAATTATCTGCTGATAAAGGGATATATAGATTTCTTTGTGATCGTGCTTATCATGGTGGAGGAATGCTGTGCATTTTTGACAGCACGATGCGACAAGAAATGTCAGTGAATGTTGCCGCTTGTAAAGGACAACAAAGTATCTTAGAAACTTATGGAATCGATGCGACAATAAAAAGTCGCATCGACTAAGAACGCAAGTCACCGTCCCGTTTTGAGAGCCACGACGGGGCGGATCCGTGTGTTCTTAACAAAGTAACGGAGAATGAGAATGGCGAAACGCAAATTAAAATTCAAACCTCGTCGGGCTCTGCTTAGATCAGATTTTAGAAAAACTCCAAAGCAAGAACCCCTCGCAGGAATGATTCTAATTGAGGGTGATGGTTGCATCGCCGTAGATAAAATCAATAACTCGTTTCCTGATAAAGCAGAACGATTAGCGTACATCCGTGCTCTTATTGTAGGTATGGGCGGCTCACTTGAATAAAGTAAGGAGAACAAAATGACAGAATATTATCTAAGACAAGCAGACCTTCGCAAAGATATTCCACTTCCAGATATGACAGATCTGATGGATTTTTGCGAGCAGGTTGATCGTAAAGAAAGAGCAAAAGAAAATCAGCGTAAAAAACAGGAGGAAGACAAATGACTAAAGTATATTACAGAGTTGTGAAGCCGATTAGTCCTATACACGAATTGAGAAAAGGTTCTACAGGTGAGCTTCTTTCTATTGAAGCTAACGGTCTGGAAAACGAGTATTTGACCTTACGATTTGAAGATGGAGTAGAATTCTTTCATTCCAGTGAGGTTAAAATAGTAGGTATGCTCGTTCATACTATTTTAGGTGATCTATACCTTCTCAATTCTACTTCAAATTGGTGGTATCGCACAGAACAGAATCCTTTTAGAAATCATAAGGAAGATACGAACACTGAGTCCTTAAATACCGGAGAATGAAATGCTGCTTACATTACATGAAGATATGAATCCTCTTGCTGAGATTCACACACAAGGAGAAAATGAAAACAGAACAGCACGACTGAGACAACATCGAGTTGTGCTGAGAATACGTCAATTGCAAAGCGAAAAGAATCTACGAGGTTCTTTGAGTCTAATTCAAGATACTGAAATGATAACATTACAGGACGAGGCAAACAAGAACAATTGGCTCTACTGGTGAGAAGAAATTTATGGAGATAAGATAATGCTATATGCAGAAATAACAATTAAGATTTCTGTTGACGAGAGTAAACTAACTGCAGAACAACAAGAACAAGCTAAGAAAGGGGATGTAGATGTAACAGTTGAACATCCTCTTGAGAATGGTGTCGATGATTTACGCAATACCATCGAGAATATTGCTTTAGCTCGCTTTGAATATCTTGGTAATGGTATTAAAGCAATAAAGATTGAAACGGAAGAGTAAAGGAGAAAAGAAATGGCAAAAAAGAAATCAAGATACGAGAGAAAACTACAACGAAGAAAGATGAATAAAAATCTTACTTCTAATAGACTCACAAAACGCCATAAATAGGAAGATCGAAAAATGAAAACAATAGACAATACTTTATTGAATTTCGAAGATATTCAAATCTATGCTGATAATCTAATAGATTCAGGTAGAGCAGAAAATGAGCCGCCTTTAACACAGAAAGAACGTTCTGAGCTTATTCTAAGATATCTTCATACATTCTTAGAATGGAATCTGTTAGATAAATATGTCTATTCATCTGTTTGGGTGTTAAACTATGTATCTATAAAAGATAATAGTCATAACGCCCTTACTACAACTATAAAAACTGGAACTCAAAAAGAGGCTAAGAAAATAGCTATAGAAAAAATTAGTCGCTATTTGAGAACACCGATTCATTTCGAATATGACGATCAGGACAATCTGGAAGAAGATCTTTACATGGTGGTTGATTCAAGAGGTGTTTATCGAGGAATGGTGGAGATTCAATTGGAGAAAATTGAAACAAGATGAAAGATCCTCACAGAAACAAACATAGCAGACACGTTAAAAGAACTGAGCCGAAATCAAACAAGCGAAGAGAACGTGCCGAAAATGTTAAAAAGCGATACACCGCAACGGTCATGGATGTCTTATTTCGAAATAAACTACAAGATATGGACTTCGAAAAGTTGTTAAAACAAGGTATAATCAAAGAAATCAAAGACAATACGACAGGAGTGATCAAATGATTAAAGTTTACATAGGTGCGAGTTTTCCCAGACAAAAAGAAGCTCAACTACTGGCTCTAAGACTTTCCCCCATAGTAGAAATTGTCTCTACTTGGCATAGAGATGATTTGAAAGCTGTCCCGAGAGATGGCGAAGAATGTTTTCACAGAGTAATGAGGGATCTCTCCCAAGTTAAAGATTCAGATTTAGTTATCATCTTTATCGGAGATGAACTCACTGGTGGAGGGAGACATACAGAGTTAGGTATAGCTATTGGAATGGGAAAGAATATAGCTATCATCGGAGAGTATGATTCTAATCCGTTCGAGCTTCTTCCTTATCTACATCCTTTCAGTTCAGCAGATAGTTTTGTAAAAGAACTGTTTTGTTTTCAAGATGATCTACAGACGCATCTCGATAATTGGAGTCCAAAATTCAACTAAAGTGGGAGAACAAAATGAAAGAACAATTTTTGTGTGCTTGCGGAACCAACCTGAAGTGTAATGGAATTTGTAGGGAGACAAATTTGTTTCGTAAAAGGAGCAATCTAACTCGTATGAATCGTTGTCCTGCCGCTTATAAAGTGAGTAAGTTGCAAAGAAGAATCAAAAAATAAAATATCGGAGAACAAAATGGAAAAGTTAACACGAGCAGAAAGAAAAGAACGCAAAAAAGCTGATCGAGTTCGAAGCGATGCTGTTGGTATATTCGCCGAAGCGATGCTGAGAAGATTGAAACGGCAAAATGAAAAAGACCAGCAAGGTGCTCTCCTCGGCCAGAAGAAAGACCACGATATTTGGTTCTACTTCAAAAGAATAAATGGAGAGCTCGGAGAACTGCGAGGAGCTTTGAAAAGATACGATATCAATCCTAACAGTGTGACCCGCGATGCTGTGTTAAGCGAATGCTGTGACATCGCTAACTTCGCAGCCGCTGTCGCGGAGAAGGTCGCTGAAGGTATAAGCTGACCAAAGCCGTTCGGCTCACTGAGAGCAAACTGAGAACCCTGATGGTAGATGTGAGAGGCAACTGGGAGGCCTAAAAGGGGATTAAAATGAAGCAAGAAAGAGATAAATCATTCGTCTGGATTTCGTGGCTTGCAAAGTTACTCGCTGGAGAAATTCAATGCGAATTCGCGTGTTGGTTCAAATGCCATTATAAGTACGATAAAATCCCAAATGATTTTAACCTTGTTCGTTGGACGATGGATCATAATCAGTTGGTTCATAAGACACGTGATGAATTAGAAAAGCAAGGTTATAAAGTCTTTATAGAAGACCAGAATGCTCTCAAGGTAGATATGCACGGAACTTGCGTTTCTGCAAAACCAGATATCGTAGCCATTAAAGACGACGAAAAGCTGGTTGTAGATTGTAAGACAGGCCGTTCGAAGAACAGCGATCACGTCCAAGTGATGCTCTATATGATGTTCCTCGAAGGTGAAGATTGGAAGGGGCGGATAGTCTACAAGACGACCAGCATTCCAATACCGAGTGTAGCTTTGAACAAGAGTTTTACAGATCTCGTAGAGAACACTGTTAAAAAACTTGGCTTTAATAACTCGACTCTTTCAAGGAGGGTTCCAAGCGAGAATGAATGTAGAAGGTGTGATATCACAAAGGAAGATTGTCCTGAGAGATTAGAGGATGATGGACAAGAACGCAAGCGATTCTTTTAATAGGGGATTATGATGAGAATTTTCGGTTTTATCTGTTTATCAGTTTTTGTTTTATCATTGACAGCAGTTGCAATTCTCTCTAATCGGAAGGAGAGAAAGAAAAGGAGACATAGAAAATGAAAGTAAAAAAGTTGAAACTTAAAAGGATGAAGGGACATAAATGGCGGAAGAAAATAGGCTGTTTTTTCTTTGGTCATCTATGGACTTTAGCACCTGATGGAAGTGGTGATGTATTCTGTGAAAGGGGATGTGGAAAATGAAACCGATAATTCTAAATGAGTATGGCGAGTACGTATTACCTCTAAATGATACAGAGGAAAAACTTTCCTTCGGTTGTGCAACTCACGGTGTTTGTGGGGGATTTGCAGATCTTAGTCGGGTGTCTAAAACTCATCAGGCTTTTCATTGCCGAATATGCAATTTTCGATTTGTATTTCCAATACAAATCGGTACGTGGAGAAAATTAAGACAGTATGCAGAAAAGATCGCACATTCCTGGTCGTGAATACCAACAACATAATACAACTGAATCGCCCTCCGAGATATTAACAGAAAGGAGATCAGAATGACACCTGAAGAATTAGCAGAACTCTATCATAAATCTTATGAAGAACTGGCTCCTCATTTCAATTACGAGACAAGAAATGAGAGTAAGAAACCTTGGAATGAGGTTCCTGAAAATAATAGAGAGTTGATGATCGCAGCCGCAAGAAGAGTTCTCTCTGTAATAAAGAGACAACAAAAGTTGACAGACTGTATGAGCGAATGTCATCTCATGGCGGAGCATGAACAATTAAAAAGGGATTTTATACTTTATGTTCAACACGCGGTTCTTTGCGAAAGTCGACTTAAAGATGCAGAGAACAACTCCTGTCCTTGCACCTGCGGTTTGGAAGAGATCTTACAGAGACTGAAAGGATAAGAGATGGACCAAGAAGTGGAAATAGCAAGGATGAAAATGTTAGAATACAAAGCAGATCCTAAAACTGCTAAGACAGAAGAGTGCAAAATGTGGACTGTTCGTTATTTGCAGTTAAGCATATTGCACAAGAGTTGGGTGTAGATTAAGAGCCATAAGAGGGGGTACTGGGTTTGAGAGCTGTTATCGGGGGTGATAGGGAATAAAACGGCTTCCCCAGCGATCGCTCAGAGGTCGTACAGGAGTAAGTCGATATAATAAGGCCAACTCATCAGAGCACGAGGCTTGTGGGAGCGGGTTATTACACCCGGAGAAAAAGAATGACAAAGAAAGAGTTAATTAAGCAGTTGCAAGAATTCAGTGATGATGACAAAATATGGCTTCATCATAAGTTGTTAGGTGAAGTTATGCCAGAAGAAATTTTCGTTCTATTAGAAGAAGTTGAATTTACCGCAGATGGAATCTTGTTAGAGGGTTGAAATGAAAGTCAGGGAGAAAGAAAATCCAGAAGTAGTATTCTTCTCGTGTCTATTCAATGTTCACGCATACGGAGAGATATTAGGCTACGATGAAACATTCGGTTGTGATCTGTTCTATATCGAAGATCTCGAAGTCCTTCTTGAGAACAGTACGTGCAATATGATGAATGGTGTATGGAAAGATATGCGACAGGCGTTCAAAGATCATGATCTAATTACAGATAATCACAATACTCGCTTCTTTGAGCCTGCAAATGAAGAGGATAGAAAGAGAGGCTTTACGATATGAGCGATGAAACAGCAGCAGCAAAGTTAGCACGAGTTAGAAAACAGTTCAGTAAGGATGTTTGTCAAGGAAATCGCTTTGACGTCGGTTCTATCTGTCGAAATAAACCTCCTGAAACTACAAATTTTATGAACGCTTGTTTGTCTTGCCGTCTGCTGGAGACTTGCAGATTGTTGTTTGTAGACAAAGGAAGGACTAAGATGGAAGATTCTAAGCGAGAAGAGAGGGATAAGAATATAAGGCGAATAGATGCACTTCTTGAAGAAGGTCAAAACCAAGAACAAGTAGTAAGTTCGCCCACCTATGCAGTATTGGAAAAGTACGGTTATCCGTGTAAACCATGTTTTCTGTGCATGTATTCGAATCCGAGTGATAATGGTAATTGTCTTCAGCGGCACTGGATGGATCAGTGTAACTTGCTTCAACTTTGGGAGAAACGGACAGCGATAGACAAACAACAGGCGAGAGAAGCTGAAAGACTACAAGAGTTTGAAAAGTGGTTCGCCGAAGCTGAGTTTCCAAGTTGGTATGAGCAGTATTATGGGAGAGGTGTGAAAGATATACATCGTAAGATTGTCGAGAAGGGATGGGAAGCCGCGTTAATATGGGTGATGAAATTAGGGATGAAGTATTATGGAAATGATTTTCTCACTGATATGACAGAAATAAGCGACGATATAAGAAAAGAATTAGGAGAAGAATAAGATGGAAGCCTTTGAAAAGTGGTTTGAAGAAGTCTATCGCGTTGACGACGTGAGTTATATAGATGCTAAAGCAGCGTGGAAAGCTGCGTTAAGATGGGTCTTAGAAGATATTGAATCTTTTCAGTGTCTTTATGATAGATGGCTTGTAATGAAACGCATTGAAAAAGAATTAGGAGAAGAATAAAATGGAAGCCTTTGAAAAGTGGTGGTCTGAAGCTGAATCTCAAATCAACCCAGATAGTTGCGAATCATTTATTGATAAGTGGTTAGAAGAGATAGCGAAAAAAGCATGGGACGCTGCGATAGACAATTGTAATTTGGTGTCCGATGCAATTCGCAAGTCAGCGTTCACCGGTGAAGAAGTTCTGGAGATCTTAGATAACTTACAAAGAACACTGGAGAGAACCAGATTTCCAAAGGCGTTCTTCCTAAAGGCTGTCTTCAAAATAATGAAAACCATGCCTACCGTCGAAAATATGATGAATGTAGCGAACAAAGATGAAGGAAAATAAGATGAATCATAGTGATTTTCAAAAGAAAGTAAGTGAGTTATTGAAAAACAAAGGATGCTGGCTCTTCAACATTCATGGTCATAGAATGCAAAAGAGAGGTGTCCCAGATCTATTAGTTATTGGTTTAAGGTGGAAGGGTTTTTTAGAGTTCAAAATCGGGCGAGATAAATGTTCGAGAGTCCAGCAAAATGAAATGGAAAAAATCGAGAGGAGAGGAATGCCATGTTACGTTCTACGATACGATGAAGAAAACGATGCAATTCAAATAGAGAATAAGGGCGGTGATGAGCTGAATCTTGTAGTATGGGATGCGTTGTGGGACTGGCTAAAGAAGCACATCGGTGATCCTAATTATCATTGGGAATTACCGTGAAAATTATCGGCTCACTTAATATTAGTGTTGAGATTCTTTATAATTGGATTAGCGTTCGTAGAGCAATTTCGTTATGTAATCCTCGAAGCCAAAAAACTCTTCGTCATCTTTGGATTTTTGTTTTTCCGTTGTTCGTTGTTCATTTTTGGGTGAATCAAAAATGTAATGTCTGCGACGGTCAAGGTCACAGAGAAAGATATGACTTAGGAGCTTCGTTTGAAGGTCCTTGTCCAAATTGTAATGGAACTGGAAGGCAAACAAAATGAAGAATTATGTACTGGGATTTTTGTTTAACAAATCTCAAAAGACAGTCCTACTTATTGAAAAGAAAAGACCAAAATGGCAAGCCGGTCGTTGGAACGGAATCGGCGGTAAGATTGAGGAGACAGATACTACTCCCTTAGAAGCAATGAAAAGAGAAGCCTGGGAAGAAATTGGTCACGATGTTGATTGGACACACGTGCTTACAGTGGAACTGTTTCATCTGTCCGTCTTCGTCTATAAAGCTATCGATATTCCCGAACATGAAGCAATCTTCTTCGAGCAAAAAGAAGATGAATTACTAAAAGTTTGGCCGATAGATGCTCTTCCAGATGAAGTGATAAGCGATGTGAAATGGATGATACCTATCTGTCTTTCACCTCTCCAATTTCCGTTGATCATTCAGCAGGACACTCCGGGATCTGAGTGTCAAGGTTCAACAGAAAAATGGACGTGTCCGAAATGCAATTATAAAAATTCTCCTGAAGATAAGATCTGTAAGGGTCATACAGATTTTAGTACGATTAAGTAGGATTTTTCTAAAATCAATGAAAGAAGTTGAAGACAGTAGTCCACGATGTCTGGATCTATATCATTCCGTTGTTCGTTGTTCATATTTGGTAGGAGGTGAAAGATAACTTTTAGATCAACCAAACGTGCATCGACGATGAAAACCCGTAATTCTACAAGATTGCGGTTTACACGCAACGAGGTTTTAGATCTTGATTAGGCTTGGTAAACTACAAATAAAAAGAGGAAGTTGATGTAACTACTAATAACTGAACAATTTATAAAGATATGCGAGTCTGTTTGTGTGTGTGTGTTATACATAAGGGGATAAAGTTGGAGAAGAGATGGTAAGCTCTGGGGAGATTGAGAATGTCGCTGCGTGTAAACCGCAATCTATGAAAAGTGGGGTGTTAGTATGAATTACATTGAAGAAATATTCAGAGAAGCTGAACGAAAAAGAAAAGTTAATAATGAAGAACAATTAAGACTGCAATCTTATCTTGATGAAGAAGGAATGCCAGATATGACCTGTCCATCCTGCAGATGTTATATCGGCGATGATATGAAGAAATGGGTGAAAGGGATGCACGGTGTTTCTTATGTTTGTAGAAAGTGTTATGAGAGGTTTGATAATTTACGGAAGACTCTACAAAGTAAACAAGGATTAAATGTAGGATCTCGTAGAAAAGAAAGTCAACCTCTATTTATATGTCCGTCTTGTAATAAAGAACGATCTCCTATTGTGGATAAGAAATTGACGATGAGAAAATGGTTAATAGATCCTGAAGACGGTTGGATCTGTATTTCTTGTAAGATAAGAAAGTATAGACAGATAAATGAAACAATAGGTTATACAAGTCAAATAGTTCTTCCTTATAATTTTTTGATAAATGGATGGTGTCTTAGAGTTGCACGGATGAGATTACAAGAACTATTGATGAAAGAAGAAGATCCAAAAGATAGGTTGAAGAAGATCAGTGTGGAAATCCTTGCTCAAGAAGCAGGAATGAAATCTAAATTCGACTGGTATCATTTAGAGAACGGTTCAACAAAGACGATAAAAAGATTAACTTGGGAACGCATTAAGTACGTTTTTCATAAGCACGGTCATGAAATAGAGGATTTAATGGAGAATTATAATGTGGCTGGAGACGAATAAAAGGTCTCTTAAAAATTTTCCCGCACGAGCGAGAATCTTAGAAAGTCTTCTTCTCTTGTAGATCTTTTATCGTAGATTATAAATCTTCGAAAGGAAAATGATGAAAGATTATCACTCAGAAGAGGGAGAATAGATATAAAATGATCTATCAAGACGACGTGAATCTTCAAAAGGAGGATGACAATGTTAACACACTACGAATCGTTCTTTCATTATTTTGTAGGGTTGATCGTAGGAGGTTGGATCTGTCTTAGACATCTTTTTCCTATGATAGGAAGATGGAGTATCAATCGAATGGTTAGGCACTATTATCAAAAGGATGAGAAGAAACGATCATTATATCATGAAAGATGGACTCAACAAGAAGATTGGGAGGTTGATGTAGGTAGAGAGGAGAGGGGTAAGTTGTAAGGATATAGAATTTTAGAAGGAAGATATAACTCCAGTAATAATAGGTACTTATGTCTTAGAAAAAATTATATTTTTGTCCAAACTTTTTCTTCTGGGGGACGTATAACGCAACAGGTAACTTACAAATCATGTCTGATACTCACTTAGTTTGTGACTTAGTAATAGACGCTGTTGTAGAATGGCTGGGAATGAAATACAGAAAGTCGCAGATTAAAGCAGAGCTCGCAGAGATAAATGGCGGAGAACCATTAAACATCTGGACTTTCAATGCGATTGTAAAAGCTGCAAAAAAGAAGATACGAGATATCTATCATATAGACGCTGTTGAGTCAAAAGGAAGCTCTATTGAGTTTTATTCTGTAATTATTCGTAACCCTAAGATGCCTATAAAGTATAAGCTCATCGCTCAACAACGTCTTGATGCTCTTCTTGGTCTTGAGCATTTGGCGACAGATGATCCAAAGGTCTACGCTGAAAAGGTTACAGAAGCAATGAAAGCGATGGACGCTTCTGTTGATGGATCAGTGAAAGAAGATGAGAAAGTTAAATCTTCAAGTCCGTCTAAAGATGAGACACATAATGATCCTGGATTAGCTGAAGGTCTTAAAGACGTGGAGCTTAGTAACGATGGCCTTTCTTTGAAGAAGAGGTGAGATGAAAGTAATACCAGCACCATTAACGACTGAGGAACAAGAAGCTGTTGTTCAATCTAATTGTTTACCAGTTGAACAGCGATGGCTTTTGGTTTTTGAAAGTGAGTTAGAAGCTCAGGATTTCATAGAGTACTTACGAAGACAGATGTATAACGAGGATGGTTCTTTGAAAACTGAATAGCGAGGTTGTGGGACGATGTCTGAGATCTTAACTCCAAGATGGACTCCGCTCATCCCACATAAAGAACAGATTAGGTTCTACAATTCACCGGCCCGTTTTAACATCGCTCACGCCGGACGTAGAGGAGGGAAGACAGAGCTCAGTAAGCGGAAGCTGATTAAGAGAGCGATAAAATGCACTCGTGGAGATGGCCGATATGTTTTCGGTGCTCCTACTCACATGCAGGCTGTAAAGATCTTTTGGGACGATACGGTTGCGATGGTTCCAAGATGGGCTTTACAAAACGGTCTACGATCTATTTCAAAATCCTTTAGACACGTTCAGTTGATGAACGGAGCAACGATTGAAGTTGCTGGTTTGGATAGACCGGAACGTATTGAAGGTCCTCCGCTTGATGGATTTGTAGGTGATGAGTATGGAAACTTTAGGCGAGAGGTTTGGACTCAGCATGTTCGTCCTGCATTGTCTACTCTTGACCGCCCTGGATGGGCAGATCTTATTGGCGTCCCTGAAGGAAGGAACCACTACTTTCAATTAACACAAGATGTTAAGGACAAAGAAGACTGGGATATCTTCACTTGGAATACAGCGGAGATAAACCCTGAAGAAGCTGAGTCTGCTCGTGGGGACTTAGATGAGTTGACTTATTCTCAGGAGTATGAGGGAGCTTTTGTATCTTTCAAAGGGAAAGCATATTATGCGTTTGATCAAGAGTTGAGTTGTCCTCCAGACGGTGTGAGGGTAATATACGATTCACGTTATCCATTGATCTTTTGTCATGACTTTAATCGTGTCCCAGGAACATGCCTTATTGCTCAAGAGCTTCCTTGTCCTGATTGGTTGGTGAAAAGAAATAATGGACAGAATAGAGGAACCGTGACTTGTGCGATCGATGAAATCTTTCTACGACAAGATTCTAATACGGAGAAGGTGTGTGACATCTTAATTCAACGCTGGTCTCATCATACAGGTATTGTCTATCTACACGGGGATGCAACTGGTGGAGCGAAGGTCTCGTCTGGTATTGCTGGGAGCGACTGGGACATTATAAAGAGTAAGTTGTCTTCTGTCTTTAATCTAAAAGAACGTTATCCTAAAGCTAATCCATCTATAAGAGTAAGAATCAATTCAACTAATTCCAGGTTACGATCGGCGGACGGATATGTAGGATGTATCGTCGATAAAAAAGGTTGTCCAATGTTGATACGAGACTTTGAAGCTGTAACTTGCAACGACGCAGGGGAAATAGAGAAGACTGAAGCTCTATTGACTCACATCTCAGATGCTTTTACGTATTATCTTACAGAAGAGTATCCTTGTGGGGGTGGTCACAAATTCAGTAGTCAGTCTATTTAACATAATGAAAAAGGGAAAAGATAAACAAGAATTCATCAGAGCTAAGAAAGCTCTAAAACAATGTATGTATGATCATGAAAAGACGAACTGTAGTGACTGCCGCTATAGTCGCTTTCAGCATTGTCAAGTTCTTTACGAGTATGAGGAAGCGTGCAAAAAGGTTCGACGTGGTTGATGATAATCAGACAATCTTTGTAGGGCCGATCTACTCTATTATCCGCAGAGTTGGAGAAACGATTCGAGTATTCAATGTCTTTGCGGAAAATGAGATAAGTCTTCATATCTTTATGACTCGTTTCGTTGAGAATCGTGATGGTTTTCGTTATGATACATTCTTTCCGCACTATGTTATGTTAGAGACAAGACGAGTTGAGATAATCGAAGGTGGAGCAGTTGCAGTAAGTAAAGAGGGTGAGGAGAGTTGTATTCATGATTGGTTGATGAAAGCATTAGAATAAAGGTTTATGTAAGATGAGAGTTAATGGAAAAGAATACTTTGATGATGCGACAATAACCAGAGCCGCTGATTTGATAGAAGCAGCGGAGCTCTCTCTTTCAGCTATTTGTAAAGAGCTACATACATCGCTCCCAGTTTTGACAAGAAGTATGAACTTACACTTTCGTATTTCTAAAGATGAACCTAATTGGCGAGAGATTTATAAAGCAAAACGGTTAATACTCAAACGGAAGAAGGATGTACGGATTGTCTGGGAATGCCAATCTTGCAGTTACGAAGCGAAGATAAAATTTGAACGCTGTGCAAAGTGTGGCTCAAATAGTGTAGAGAAGAGGGAGCTAAGAAACAAAATAAGACCAGATGAGATGCGAGCTATTAAAAAGATAGGATGTGAGTGGAGTAAAGATCATGAGTAGAACAATTCGTGGGAAGCGTGATGGGACTGGTCCTTATAAAGATTCTTATCAACGAAAACGATCTGGGAATAGAGGTAAGCGAAAACAAAGTGGACAAAGATGTCCAAAACGATAATAATACTTGAAAGGATAATGAAATGACGTATGATGAATTAAAAGCAAAGATAGACGAGAAAAGAAAGCATTTCGTTTCTGTGCCTGTCTTCGTTCCGGCTGATGCTGCGAATGGAACAATGAGTCCACCGGTTATAATGGACGACGCAGTTGAAGAGACTTGGACTGTGACGGCGAAAGCAAATCCGGCGACATTCACGGTGACAGGATCAGTGAGTGGTCTTGACGCTAATGAAGCTACTCCTGGGGAGATATATGTTACCGCAGATGGTAAGGTTAGTTTTCTTCTCACCGATGGATCCGTTACGTTCGAGGAAAATGACGAATTTACATTCAGCATCGAACATAAGACTTCCGGCGTGGAGGGTGCAACTATAATTCGAGAGCTCAATTTTATAGTGCATTCTCAAGCGGATGATGTCAAGGTCGGCTACGATGTGGAGAACAACGCAATTCGTGTTATTAAAATGACCTAAGAGTTAATATGTTTTGGGAATCACTATTTCTGGTAACTTATGCGATGTGTTATATCGCAGTTTGGATTATCCCTTATTGGAGGTCAGTACGATGCGTAAAATAATGTGTATATGGATTTTAATGGTTTTGTTCTCTCTCGGCGGATGTCTTATGACACAGAACGAGGATGGGGATTCGCAGTATAATTTGGATCCTAATGTGGCTCAGAAGATAGAAGAGGGTGGAGAAGCTACTCTCGGTCTATTAGATTTATTGGCTCCTCTTTTCGGCCCTGCTGGTGGAGTGGTAGTTGGAGCATTTGCTTCGGCTCTGGCAGTTTTCAGGAAGATGCATCCAAAGTTGGAGATAGCACAAAATAAATACGAATTATCTAATACCATCGCTTTGATCGTGGTTGAGGAAATTGAACACTTAAAGAAAGAACATCCACAGATTTGGAAGAAGATGGCTAAGAAGTTAGCTATCGAATGTGAAGCGTCTGGGATTGATACAAAGATCATAGAGAATGCAATTCGAGGTCTACGTGGACTACCAGCGAAGAAGTAAGCCGGACTCCTCAAGAGCCTATACACCTCCTTGGTCAAAAGCTGCGGCTGACAGGGAGGTGCAATCATAAGATAGGATTATTATTATTATGGCAAAGAAAAAAGCTAAAAAGAAAGTAAAGAGAACAAAGAAAAGAGCTAAGAATTTAACAGCGACAAATTCTAATACCAGCTATGTCGTAGAGAATGCTGCTGATACGCTAATGAGAGCGAGTGAGATCAATGCAAATCCAAATCTCAAACGACGAGCAAAGGCTTTGTTGAAACAGCGTCAAAGGCTTATTGGAAAAACTATCAACGGGAAATAAAAATGGCTCCTTCATATCCGTCTGACGAAGAGTTGTTGAATATACATTTTGAGGATGAGGATGATGATAGGATAGACGCCGTATTGTGTATAATTGATTTTGAAAATGTCGATGAAGCGATAGCTTTTGCATTAGAGCATTGGCCAGATCAGACAGCGAAAAACATAGAAACAATGCGAGTAATTCAAGCTGAGGAGCTCGAAGAGGGGGATGCTTGGCTCTGCATGATCGGTGTTTGTGATATTTGTGGTGCTGAAGGGATTAACTTTCTTCCGGCTGCCGTTTTTGAAGACGAGATAGTTGGAACAGAGTGCTTTTGTTGTGGGAATATGTCAATGTATCCAAAGGAAAGGTAGACTTACGATGAATCATAAGACTATAAAAATTATTATACTTATGCTGGGACTGATATCTCTTTCTTGCAGTCCTAATCTTTCAAAATTACAACAAGGAGCTTTGGTGTATCAACAGACACTACCTTCAGTTGTGATGGTGAAAGGCGAAGTGATGAATAACTGGAGGGGGAGTGAGATACAAGGTATTGGGACAGGCTTCTTTATCAATAAAGAATATGTTCTTACGAATCATCATATCGCATCTATAATAGCCGACGGCACAATAAAGCTACGCCTTTGGAATGGAGAGATGATCTCGGCTAAAAAGATAGCGTTAGATGAGAAATACGATTTAGCACTTCTTCAAGTTGATGTTGAAGATACTCGGTTTTATGATTTACCTGAGTTGAATCTTGAAACTATTCCGCAGATCGGTGACGAGGTTTATATAATCGGTTCTCCTCGGTTATACTACAATACGATGACAAAAGGAATTTTATCAAGAAAGTCAACAACAGGGAATTCTGCAGGATGGCTTTGGAATTGTAAAATTTATTTTGTCGATGCTCCTATTCAAGGAGGGAACTCTGGTAGTCCAGTTCTTGATATAGATTCTGGTGTGATTGGGATTGTGTCAGGTATGGGTGGTAATTTAACGATAGTAATTCCGTCATATAGTATCCTTTCTTTCTTAAAAGAACAAGGTATCTAATATGGCTAACGATATTGCGATTCCGTGTGTCGGTTATGATGTGATGTCTCCAGATTGGGATCTTCTCCACGATCTTTTAGGAGGCACAAGAGCAATGAGATTAACTGGTGAGAAATGGCTCCCCAGAGAACCTCGAGAGGAAGGTTATAATGCACGATTGAATCGGTCTATACTATACAATGCCTATCGAGATACTTTGAGTAAACTTGCAAACAGACCGTTCGCTCATCCTATACAATTTACAGATTTACCAGATGAGTTGACATACTTAATAGACGATGTTGATGCTACTGGTAAGTCTTTTGAGTCTTTTGCAAGAGAGGTCTTAAAAGATCTGATAAATTACGGTCTTGCTCATATCTTTGTAGATCATAGCGAATTACCGGAAGTTGTAGAAGGTGAAACTCTTACGAAAGCAGATGAGGAAAGATTAGGAGCAAGAGTTCTTCTAAATGTTATTCATCCTCCTAATCTTATCGGTTGGCAGACAGAGATTGTTGATAAACGGGTGACACTAACACAGATAAGAGTAAAAGAAATTATAACAGAAGCTTTTGGAGATTATGGTGATGCAGATATAAATTATATAAGAGTCTATACTCGAACTGGTTGGGAAGTTCATCAAGAGTTTGATTCAGAGAATAAAGAAGGTGAAAAAGTTTGGAAAATAGTTGAATCAGGGGAGCACACTTTTGGTAGTATTTCTTTAGTGACAATCTATGCAAATAGAGTCGGGTTTATGATGGCCGAACCTTCGTTAATGGATTTAGCATGGCTTAATCTTGCTCATTGGCAATCTTATTCAGATCAAAGAAACATTTTGCGTCTTTCACGGTTTGGTCTTCTTTTCGGTAAAGGTTTTCCTAAAGATATGGTTGGACAATCGCTCGATATTGGACCGAGTAAGGCTTTCTTAACAACAGATACGAATGCGGATTTGAAATATGTTGAACATACTGGAGCGTCAATTGAGGCTGGAGCAAAGGATATCGAAGACATTGAAATTAAGATGGAGATCCTTGGTCAGCAGCCTTTGATGCGGAGTACTTCGCTTAGCACCGCAACAGCAAAACGAATCGATGAGAGTAGAAATGTCAGTCAACTTCAATCTTGGGTGAGAAGTCTTGAAAGAGGATTATTGCAAGCTATTGAAATGGCTTGTGAATGGCGAAAAATTGAGATGCCGGAAACTACAAAGATCGATATCTTTAGTGATTTTGAAGTTGCGATTTCTGGATCTACAGATAAAGAGTTACTTTTGAAAGCACGAACGGAGGGCGAGATCACAAGGGAAAGGTTCTTAAGGGAGGAACAGCGTAGAGGTGTGTTCTCTGGTGATATGGATCCTGAGGAAGAAGCTAAAGCTGCGGAGAAGGAGAGCGTAGATGATTTGAGTAATTATATTGAACCAGAAAAAGATAAAGAAGAGGAGAATGAAGAAGAGGAAGACTAATCTGAAAGGAATGTAGAAATTAAGCCTGTAAATCAAGAACTAATGGATCGCTATATTCGACATGCTGTCTATGTTGAGAGATTCAAAGCTGGAGAAGCTAAGAAGATAGCACAACATTTGAATAAAGAAGTTTTTCCAGAGCTCATTGACAAGTTAATGGCTAAACTCAAAGCTATAGATCCCAGCAAATTAAGTAAGACTTGGACTACGAAACGTCTCAAGGGTCTAATAGCTGCTACAGATAGAATTATTACAACAGGAATGATGCGAGCAGAAGAAACGACTGTGAATAATTTAATGGATTTGGCGGAGTGGGAAGCGAGATGGAATAAAAATGTAATCGAGAATACTGTTCCATTAGATATCGATATGACAATGCCGAATCCTGAAGTTCTACGTCAATCTGTTTTATCATCTTCTTTTGAAGGTCATAAACTTAAGACGTGGTTCAAGGCTTATAGTAAGTCTGTTCGTGTAGGGATGATGGGAGCGGTGAGAAAAGGTATTGCAGGTGGCGAATCTATACCTGATATTGGAAGACGTCTTCGTAAAGTTGCATCTTTGAAACGAAAACAAGCAGAAGCCATCGCAAGAACGGCTGTTAGTAGTGTCGTGAATAATGCCAGAGATGCTGTTTATGAACAAAATACGGATCTTGTAAAAGCTGTTCAGTTCGTCGCGACTTTAGATACCAGAACTACTTTAACTTGCATAGGTTTAGACGGTAAAGTTTTTCCAACCGGAGAAGGACCACGACCACCGATGCACTTCGCTTGCAGAAGTACGACAATTCCTATTATCTCTTCTTGGAAAGAGTTTGGAATTAAAGATCCACCTCCTGCGACTCGTGCCTCGATGACAGGAGCGGTCCCTGCAAAGACAACATATAAGTCTTGGCTGAAGAAACAGAACAAAGCAACACAAATAAAAGTTCTTGGAAAGAAACGTGCTGAGCTTTATCGTAGCGGTCAAGTTACGATTGATAAATTTGTAGGTAAGGATTACAAACCGCTGACGCTGAAGCAGATTGCAAAGAGAGAAGGTGTCGGTGTACCTGCTCCTCGTGCTGTTAAGACGATTGAAGCTATACCGATAAAAGGAACTGGAGAGCCACTTACATCTGTAGAAAAAACTTTGATAAAAGAATATACAGATATAAGTGGGACTTATACGGAAATAATTCCTCGACAATTAGGGAAAGTTCCTGCATATTCTTATTGGACTAAAAAACAGGCTCTTGGATATGCTGGACAAATAGAAGATGCGTTGAAAAAATTGCCCGGACAAAAAGTAACATCTTATCGTGCAATGGATTTTGCTACAGCAAAATCTAAAGCCAAGTTTATGAAAGAATTAACATCCGGTGAGGTTTGGCGTTCAAAAACATTTTTGTCTACTTCGACAATGGAGAAGAAGGTTAATTTCTTTATAGATGCGAGGACAGGAGTGTATGGTGAGGGTCATAATTTAGTGATGGTTATCAAAGGGAGAACTGGTCGTGATATAGCGAAGTGGTCAGCAGAAAAGGCAGAGAGGGAAATTTTATTCATAAAGGGGACTACGTTCAAAATTGATAAAATTGTTGGTAATAAAGTTTTCATGACGGAAATAACAAAACAGACTCAATTAAAGAAAGTTCGACCTATTTCATCGGTCACAACTACATCGAAAGTCGGTACATCTTATGTAGGTACGACATCAAAAGAATTTAGAAAGCTGGTCGACGATACAATTGAAGCTTATCCCGAGAAAGTAAAACTGGCTTTGAATGATAACGGTATTTCATATAAGGTTGGAAATAAATTAACTGAAATATTCCCAGACTTCAAAGGTAAGCATCCAAGAGGATGGCCTTCTGGGACAACTTGGGATTCTGTCAATGGAGTATATATCAAATCAACCAAATCTATCACTGTGGCTGAAACTTATCGTCCAGTTAGAAGTAAGGTTTTCACGGATACACCTAAAAGTCAGATAAAAGGAATTTTGAATCACGAAACTGGTCATGGATTTAATCGGACTCTACGTATAAGAGAGAAAATTCTAACTGAATACTGCAACACAGGTGAATTCAAAACAGCCTATGCAAAAGATTTCGGTGCGATGACTAAAGATGAGATAAAGCGTAAAGGCTTACAATACTACCATCAAGCTGGTGAAGCTGGTAGGAGTGAAACCTTCGCTGAAGTTTTTGCTGATATAATGGGACAAGGTGCTCAACCTGAAGGAATAGATATTAGCGAGTATTTTCCTAACTGTAGAAAGTATATTGAGGATTTGTTAAAGTGAAAATCAAACAAACGATAGTTCCAGCCTACGGGGACGGTGTAGTCGGAGACACAATAATCGCTATGTCTGTTCAATGTTTATCTTGTAGACATCTTCATAATAATATGACGACTTGTAAGGCGTTCCCAGACGGGATTCCTTCAAAGATTTTATTAGGGCGATGGGATCATATAGAATCATTCAAAAATGATAATGGAATTCGTTTCGAGAAAGTGGAAGGTCTATAATGACTGAAGAATTAGAAGTTTTTAATAGATTCATGGGTATCCCTGAGGAATTTGAATTTGTAGGGATGGAAGAGGAAGTTGAAGTTAGTGAGGTTGAAGAGTAATGCCATATCCAAATTTCCATTCTGCTCGTATTCGCCAGCCAGGAAGATTCGTGAGGATTAGAGTTCTTCGAATACTTTCAAATGGCATTATGATTTATGGCGGTCCATTAAAGAGTGATTCTCGTGGATTAAGTAAAACGCAGTCTTATCGTTTTCCAGTAAAGAAATGGACTGTTGCTCAGGCGAAAGCATGGCTCAGAAAACATAAAATTAAGTGGCTTTTGTTTGAAAAAGCTACAAAGAAATAAAAACCTTTTTGGAGACCTAACTATGTTGGAAGCAATTCGTGATTCAATTGAGGAACTTACTGAAGCAGAGCAGGGACATTATGAGGAGCGAGATGGTAGATTCTACTTGGTTGTAGGATCTGTTGATGGAGTGGCGTTGGAGGATGTTCAAGGATTGAAAACTACGGTGGAAACTTTACGAGCAACTGAAAGAAAGCTCAAAAGCTCTCTTGAGCGGATTGAGCAAAAGTTTGAAGATATCGATCCTGAGGAGGCAAGGAACGCTATAAAGAAGTTCGACGAGGTTAAGAACTGGGATGGTGACACGAAAATTCGTGAAGCACAGGAAGCTGTGAAACGCGAGTTGGTAAAACAGCACACAAAGCAAGTGGAAGAGTTACAGGATGAGTTAAGTGACACTCAGACGCAACTAACAGATGCGATTGTTAATACGAAGATCGTTGAGGCTTTGCAAGCTGAAGAAGGTAATGTTGAGCTTTTGCTTCCTCATGTTAAGAGACACGTGAGAATGGTGAAGAATTCAGCAGGAAAATGGATGCCAGAGGTCACGAATGAGGCCAATGAGCCAAGAGTTGGAGACAGTGATGGCAATCCTATGACTATTGTTCAGTATATTCAAGAAATGAAAAGCCAGAAGACTTTCGCCGCAGCATTTCCAGGTGCTAACGCCACGGGAAGTGGTGTTAGCGGTTCTTCAGAGAGCGGGAAGCTCAAGAGGACTGACGGAAGTAAGACCATCGCAGCGTCGGATGGTCGAGCGATGTCTGCCAGTATAGATGATATCGCTACTGGTAAAACAAAAGTCGATATGAATAGATAATCATATCGATTTTTGTAGACGTAGTACGGGATGTGCGATTCAGCGGGACGCTGTCTTAAGATCTTAACTACAATTTAATTAAATTTAAGAGGTGCTATCGTGAGTTTGGATCCAAATGTATTAACAAACATAGTTCCTAAAATTCTTGCCAGAGCTTTACTCGTTCTTCGTTCAAAATGTATTATGCCGCGTCTTGTGAATAGCGATTATAGCTCTGAGGCAGCGAAGAAGGGAACTACAATTGACGTGCCGATTCCTGTCGCAGTTGAGACTATGCCCGTTGTTCCTTTGGAAACTCACACGGATGGAGATTCTGTCGGTATAACTCCAGGTTTTGTTCAAGTTCCTTTGAATAATTGGGTGCAGAACAAGCCGATTCATTTGACCGACAAAGATATGGCAGAGATCGACGTGAATGAAAACTTTCTTCCTATGCAGTTGGAAGAGGCAATCAAAGGATTGGCCAGCGATGTGAATCAAGATATTCTTGCCGAGTATCTTGGTATTTATGGCTTCGTTGGTACTGCTGCGACAACTCCATTCGGTACGGACGTCGGTGTTTCTTCAGCAACTCAAGTTCGCAAAGTCCTGAACAAGCAAAAGTGTCCGCTGACCGACCGACGTGGTGTTCTTGATTATGATGCTGAAGCGAATGCTCTCGACCTTTCTGCTTTCAGTGATGCGGAAAAGATTATGTCCGCAGTCGTGAAGATGGAAGGTGAGATCGGTCGAAAGTTTGGTATCGATTGGGTCGCCGATGACGATATCCCGCTACATACCGCCGGAACTCTTGGGACTGGGGGAGCAGTTACAATTACTGGAACTGCTGGTGAATCAACTATTCAGGTCAATGGTGAAGCTGCAAACGAGAATGAGACACTTCTTGTAGGTGATGTTTTCACTTTCGCAGATGATACTCAGACTTACGTTGTGAAGCCTGGAACCGAAGGTGCTTCTGGATATCTTGCTGCAACAGGTGACAACGGGGGGTACACTGTTCCTTCGACTCCCTACGATCTTACCGCTGTTGTTATCGCTCCTGCTTTGAAGACTTCTCCTACTACGAAGGCTTTTACACCGAAGGGGACACATCGCGTCAATCTCGTTTTTCATCGTGATGCTTTCGCGTTTGCAACTCGTTCTCTCGACGATGCAAATTCTTTGGCTAAGACTTTGGGTGGAAGTCAGATTCTCAGTATGCAGGATGCAAAGACAGGTTTGATTCTTCGATTGGAGATCAGTCGTCGGCATAAGTTAACCTGCTGGGAATTTGATATACTTTGGGGTACGAAGTTGGTGAGACCTGAATTGGCTTGCCGTCTGGCAGGATAGAAAGTTTTTCTGAGCCGGAATGTTAAGGCCTCCGCTTGTGTTGGTAGTGGCGGACACCTGATCCGTCACTACCAGTTATTTTCAATTGCGATTAAGATTACGAAAGGGAACTCTTATGTTAATTAGGATGATGGGTCCCACAGGTAACATAGAAAAGATTCGAGATGAGGACGAGCAGCATTATGTGAGTCTCGGCTATAAGCATGTAGTTGAACCTGAGACCATCGAATTGATGAGTCCTGCCGGTAGAGTAGTCGTCAATGTAAAGGATGCTGAGGATTGTTTGCAGCGAGACGGTTGGAGCTACTTAGAAGAGGGTTCAATTCGTGATTGTGATGCAGAGGCTGTTGAGCTGGAAGTTTCTGCTGAGCCGGAAGTTCCTGAGCCTGAGGTTCTTGAGAATGATGATACGGAAGCTGCTGAGCAGCAAGAGCCGGAAATTCTTGAAGACGAACCGGAGATTTCTGAGGAAGACGAAGTGAACGACGCTCAACTGGATCAGTAGTTTTGAGAGTACAAAGCAGAGGCGTATGATTGTCTCTGCTCGCAATAATTTATAAGAGGTAAAAATGGCTACTACGTTTATAGTTGAAGACGGTTCTGGCAAAGGCGATGCTAATGCTTTTCTTTCAGTTGTAGAAGCAGATCAAATTATGGAGAATTACGGAGCTTCTGCGGATTGGAGTGCGGCAGATAACACCGTGAAAGAAAATGGAATAAGAGAAGCAACACGATTTATGAATATGCAGTATGTTTGGAAAGGATGGCGAGTTTATACAACACAATCTCTTCAGTGGCCAAGATCAGAATGTTATGATGATGAAGATAATATAGTTAATTCTGAAATCGTACCTGAAAGAGTAAAAGAAGCTTGTGCATATCTTGCTTTGAAAGTCGTAGAAGGTCGGACGTTGCTCGAAGATCTTGAGAATGCTGCGACAGTGAAAAGAACAAAAGATGTGATCGGCCCTTTAACAGAGGAGATAGAGTATGTAAAAGGTGAAGAGGCTGGCGTGAATTGGCAAGTCGCTGATAAGTTAGTGATGCCATATATAGAGAAGAAATCTTTCTTGTCTAATTTGTATAGGGTGTGAAATGAATCAAGAAAAACGTTCTACTCGAGATATTGTGATTTCTGTTGAACAACAGATCGATGATCTTAAAGAGCAGTTCAATAATCACCTAACACACCATTGGGGGATAACTGTGATCGCTCTTTCAGCGGGCTTCATAGGTTCAGTAAATCTACTCGTTGGTTTGATATTGATTTTCATGAGTAAATGAAATGGCTTTGACCGTAGAAAAATTGAATGCTCTTCTGCAAAGAAAAGGTTTAGACGCAATAGTGAGAGTCTATCCTGATGCGACGTTTGATCCTACTACAAATAGAACAACGCCGGGGGACGTAGTCGAATACGATGTAAAAATAATCCCTCCATATAAGAATCTTGAAGGATATAAGAAGACTGAACTTGTAACAGCAGGAAAAGGATGGACAGGGATTGCAAATAAGGACTTAGAATTCACAGTGAAAGCTGGTCTCATACTGGTTATAAGTGAGAAGATATGGACAGTAACGAGTACACAACCGTTGTCTAATAAGACGGGAGTCTTGTTCTATCTGATGCAAATTGAGAGTGGTGATTAGTGGCTTCAACTAATGTTCAACAATTCAATACAGCTTTGACAGCCGCATCTAAGAAAATTGGTGGGGATATTCAAAAGTTTATAAAGCAAGTTTGTATTGAGATATTCAAACGATTTATAATGCGAACTCCTGTTGATACAGGACGGGCGAGAGGTAATTGGCAAGTTGAAATAAATCGTCCAGCTTCAGGAACGGTTGAAGAAAGTATGTGGGATCAAGTTTTCGAAAGAGGAGCTGCGAAGCTCGCACAACTCCCTCCATTTAGTATCGTTCATATTACAAATAATGTTGAATATGTTTATTATCTGGAATATGTGCGTCCGAGTCAACAACATCCAGAAGGAATGGTTGAGATTACATTACAAGAAATGAAAACGTGGTTATCAAAAATATAAATGGGACTATTAGCTGGAAATTCTGTTATACAATCTACAGTGACGGGTTTATGCACTATTCACGACACCCGTGGATTCGCAGGTATAACTAATAGTATCACAGCTTTTTTCCACAACTTTGCAGAAGAGAATAATTTTGTAGTTCGTTATGATAATGATCCACGAGAAACTCCTGTGAGCGGAGTTTGGATGAATGTAAGTGTCGGTTTCGGGTCTTCTTATCAGGTGGAAATCGGAGTTCCGACTTTTCGTAATATTGGTATTTTCAATGTAAGGATTAAAGTTGCTATAGGTGGAGGTTTAGCGGGTATTTTGAATATCGCTGATGAGATAGCTGAGAAATTTAAGACAGTGATTATCGACGAGATTATCAGCTTTCAAACTCCTCGTATTGAGATTGTAGGTAGAGTTGAAGATAATTATCAAGTGAATGTAATTTGTCCATTTCAAGTAGATAATTAAGGGATGTAAAAATGGGTCAATTAGCTGAGATATACAATGCTGTGAAAGATTTATTCAGTTCTTCGAGTTTGATTCAGCAGAGCACAGCAGGTGGGACGCAGAAATTAACGGTAACGACCAACGCGGCTGTAGGATCAGATCAAGCCTGTAGAAGTTGTTTGATTCATTGTCCAACGGGGAATCTTGGAGACATCCATTTAACTATTGCGAATGAAGCCGCGGATGTTAATGATTTTCTAATTACTAAGGGAATACCGATGCCGGTTCCTGTAGATAATCTTAGCGATTTGCATTTCTACGGTGCAAATAACGGTGATCTAATTTACGTCCTCTGGAGAAACTAATGGCTGACGTGAAATTATATGGTGGGACAATTGGAGCGGGGAGATTATTCGAGTGGAATAATGTAGACACTTGGATAAGCGTAGCTCTACAATTAAATGAACAAGTTCAAATTTACTCTTTAGCAGTTTTTAATGATAAATTATATGGGGGGACTGCTTTTGGAGGAAGATTATTTGAATGGAATGGAGTCGATGCTTGGATTCAAAAAGCTCCGCAATTAAATGATCAAACTACAATTCGTTCTTTGAAAGTTTTTAATAATAAATTATACGGTGCGACATCTCCTGAAGGAAGATTATTCGAATGGAATGGAGTCGATGCCTGGATTCAAAAAGCTCCAGAATTAGAAGATCAAGGTACAATTTACTCTTTAATAGTTTTTGATGGCAAATTATATGGTGGAACAGGTGCAGGAGGAAGATTATTTGAATGGAATGGAGTCGATGCCTGGATTCAAAAAGCTTCAAAATTAGAAGATCAAGGTGCAATTTTCTCTTTAATAGTTTTTGATGGTAAATTATACGGCGGAACAGGTGCAGGAGGAAGATTATTTGAATGGAATGGAGTCGATGCCTGGATTCAAAAAGCTCCACAATTAAATGGTCAGGCTGTAATTTACTCTTTAATAATTTTCAATAGTAAATTATACGGCGGAACAGGTGCAGGAGGAAGATTATTTGAATGGAATGGAGTCGATGCCTGGATTCAAAAAGCTCCACAATTAGAAGATCAAGGTGATATTCGTTCTTTAATGGGTTTTAATAATAAATTATATGGAGGGACTCATAATGAAGGGTTGTTGTTTGAGTGGAATGGAATTGATGCTTGGGTTCAAAAAGCTTCGCAATTGAGTGGAGAGACTTCAATTCGTTCTCTAATAAGTTTTGAAGTAGGAATTAAGAGTTTGAGCAGTTTTCTTGTTGCACAGTCTGTCACTTCTGCACATTTTACGAGATATGATACACAGTTAATTGGTTCTCTCGCCGTACAGTCTGATACCCCAGATGCAATTCTCCAAGAGTGGAACTTTCTTGCAGGAACGATAGTTGTACAATCCACTGTTCCGAATGTCGCAATAAAATCCACACAGTTTGTAAACGGTTATATCTCTTTTCAGTCGGGAGTAACTGGGACACTTAACGAATGGAACGATATTGTTGGGACTGTATCTGCTTTATCTACGGTTGATGCGGATCTTAAAGGTACGCAGGAAATTGTGGGAACCATCGCTGCGACAGCCGGAGCCGATGCAACTCTTCAACAATGGAATTATATCGCCGGTTCTCTCACTGGACAATCTAATGTCCCTACTACAACACTTCTAAGATATGATACTCAATTAGTAAGTGGAGTGGAAGCTGTATCTGGAGTTTCCGGTGTTCTTGGTATTCTTCAAGAATGGAACGATTTCGCAGGGATTATAGACGGCCAGAGCGGAACTTCCGCGGTCTTAAAATCAACGCAGGCTTTGAGCGGGTTTATTTCTGTTCAATCAGGGTCTGATGCGGCTCTTCAACAATGGAATTATATTGCAGGGACAATAGATGTTCAATCTGATGTTCCTAACACGACGCTTTTGAGATATGATACGCAGTTAGTTGGCTCTTCCGTTGTGATGGTTGGAGCTGACGCACATCTTACAAGATATGATACGCAGTTAGCTGGAGCTCTTGCAGTGATAGCTGGAGCTGATGCAGAGATTACTTTCCGAGAATGGAATTATTTTGTAGGGACTATATCTGCGTTATCTACGGTTGACGCAAATCTTAAAGGTACACAGTTTATAATTGGTTATATGTCCATTCAATCAACAGCGGATGGTGAACTTTATGAGGAAACTGAATTTGCGGGAACTATTGCTGGTCAGTCTAATGTTCCTGATACAACACTTCTAAGATACGATACGCAGTTGGTCGGTTCTCTCACTGTACAGAGTGAAGCAGATGCGACTCTTCGTGACTGGAATGATATTGTAGGCTTTGTCGCTGGACAATCTAATGTTTTAGATACAAAATTAACAAGGTATGCTACAAAATTACACGGTAATATATCTATTCAAGGCGGGGATGAAGGTGCATTACATTCGACACAACTTATAGCTGCGAATGTAGCTGTTCAATCAACCACATCTGTATATCTAACAAGATACGATACACAGTTGATTGGATCTGCGATTATTCAAAGTGGAGTCGATGGTTTATTGCGGGCGATAGTGTATCTGAGAGGGAATATAAGTATTCAATCTACGACGACAGGCACACTTAATGAATGGAACGATATAGTTGGCTCTCTTGCTGGCCAATCTACAGTGTCGGCACAGTTTACAAGATACGAGACTCGGTTAATCGTTGGGGTTACAGAGGCACAATCTACAACTTCTGCGGATCTTAAAGGATTACAGAAAATAGTTGGTTTATCTGAAGGGCAGAGCGGAGTCGACGCAGCTTTACAAGAATGGGATTACATCGCTGGTTCTTTGGTAGGACAATCTGTTGTTTCAAATGCAGAATTAACAAGGTATGATACGCAGTTTGTTGGTAGTCTTGCTGCACAATCTACGGTAGATGCAACTCTCCGCGAATGGAATGACATCGTTGGCTCCTCCGCGGGGCAGTCCACTGTCTCTGCACATCTCATAAGACATGATACGCAGTTAGTCGGTAGTTTTGCTGTACAGAGCGGAGCCGGTGCGGATCTTAAAGTGGCTTCGAGAATAGTTGGGACTATTACTGTACAATCAGGAGCAGATGCAACTCTCTATGAATACAACTATCTTGCAGGAATTATATCTGCTCAATCTAATACTCCGGATACAATACTTTTAAGATACGATACACAGTTGGTTGGGAGTTTTGCTGCAATAGATGGGACTGATGTTCATCTTACAAGACACGATACGCAGTTAATGAGTGATGTTGGTGCTGTGTCTGGTCTTGCTGGTCATCTTGCTGTTCTTGGGGAATGGAATTTCCTTATTGGGATCGCAGCTATGCAATCATCTATGGTTGGATTACTGAGAAAATATAAATTGTATGAAGGACCATCTATATTGTGGGATCCATTTAATGGCGGTAGTTGGTCTTGGTAATGAAATAAAAATGAACCTAATTTGAAAGGTGGGATTATGAGTGATGCGAATCGCGTTCAATTAGCATACAGGAAGGAAGCCACATTCGGTGTTGCAGGCGAACGAATTTGTTCTGCTCCGATTGATCCTGGGGATAATAATACCGGAGTAGGGACTGTGTCTTTGCCGACAGCGGTAACTACGGCTCCTAAAGAAACCTGGACTTTACTTTGCACAGCCGTTCCAACTGTTTTCTCTGTTACAGGTAGTGTGAGTGGAGCAAAAGAAGATGCGACTGTCGGGACTCCTTATGATAACGATATTGTCGCCTTTACTATCACACAAGGGGATCCTGCGTTTGTGCAAGGTGATAATTTTACATTCACTGTTGAAGGGGACTTCCAAGTTCTAAGACTTACAGGTGAATCGTTGAAGCAAGATACGACGACAGTTACCAGTGAGGAGATTCGTTCAGACCGGCAAATTGCAGATATCATTCGTACAGGTGTCGGAGCCAGTGGAGGTATCGATTTTGAACTCAGCTACGGGACCTTCGATGATTTTCTTCAAGCGGTTTTGTTCTCGAGTGGTTGGTCAACGGAAGTGAATCTTCCTGCTGCTCCCTCTGCTCTATCTGATCCAGATCCTGCGAATACTGGTCAAGGGACTATGACTGAGATTATCGTAGACAACGATGCTCCTGTAGAAACGTGGACAGTGACTTGTACTTCTACCGAAGGTCCTCCAGCAGTTTTCTCAGTTGTAGGTTCTGTGAGCGGAGCGAAAGCTAATGCAACTGCAGAAGTTGCTTATGACAATGGTCTCGTTGCTTTTGTCATAAATGCGTCTGGAGAAGCTTTTGTAGAGGGTGATAATTTTGAATTCGGCGTTACAAGAGGTAATACGATTAGTGCTTTGGCTGATGATAATTCTTTTAATGAATTATTGACTCCGGTATTGATAGTGAACGCAGGGAATGGAGAAGCCGGGGATATCACCGCTATCGAATCTCCAGGTGCGACTCCTCCTGCCTCTGTTCCATCAGAAACTTGGACAGTAATATGCACAGTAAAAGATACAACTTTTTCTGTTGTGGGGAGTGTAACTGGGATAGTTACTGGAAAAGAGACTGCAACTCAAGGTGTCGCTTACGACAATGGTTATATCGCATTTACTATTGGTGGTGAAGCTGATGACTGGGAAGTTGGGGATGAATTTGTTATCACCAATAATTTCAGTGGTTTAGCAGCGAATCAATGGATTCGAGTCGCCGGATTTTCAGACGAGTATGTAGCGAATAACGGATGGTTTAAGATTATATCTAAGACTTCATTGCAAGTTGTTGTTTCACACGGAGCTTTAGTAACTGCAAGTGCAGGTACAGATATTACTATGCAGATGGGAGCACAGATTGTAAATGGCGAGATCGCTGTCCCCAGTTGGAATATTGAAAGAGAGTATAAAGATCTAAATAATGTCTTTTCTCTTTTTACAGGGATGTGTCTTAGTGAAATGAGTCTTACTATTCCAGCTGATGGTCGTATTACCGGAAGTTTTACTACGTTAGGAGCAAGAGAAGTGTCTAATGACGCGTCTGTTGGAACTGGTAAGACCGCCGCAGGAACTACGAGTATCATGACAGGAGCGAATCATGTCGATGATGTTTTTGAAGACGGATTGGAATCTGGTATTCTAAGTTTCGCTTTGTCAATTAACAACAATCTACGAACACGACTCCAAGTAGGGACACTCGGTGCTGTCAGTGTAGGATCTGGAACTATCGCAATTTCCGGTTCCTTAGAACTTTATCTTTCGAATAAGACGCTCTTTGATAAATACCTGAATCAAGACGCTTCTTCGTTATCTATTGGTGTGACAGATGGTGCTGGGAACGGATATATAATTGATATCCCTCAGTTAAAAATTACCGATGGCTCAAGACCGGCTGGAGGTCTGAATACTGATGTTGTAGGAGCTTTTGATTGGCAAGCATACATGGATCCCGATGAGGCGATTAGTATTCGTATAGCTCGATTTCCAGTGATTTAAGATATAAGAGCTAAATAGTTTTGATTTAGCCTATAACACCGACTCGCTCCCGCAGAGGCTCTGAGCGATCGCTGGGGAAGCCGATATCAGGCTGTAATGGCTCAATAGCAACAAAGTAGAGTAAATTAAACTTTTTATGGAGGTTGAACATGGCAAATATAGAGAGCATTAAAACGGACTTGCAAAAAGAAACTGAAGGAGTGTGGGTTAATTTCGAGGTAGGTATTAGACTGAAAATTGCAAGAGCAAGGAATGCTGCCTATCGCGAATCGATGAGAAAGATAATGGAACCTCATCGAAAAACTATTCGAGAAGGCGGGATGGATATTGAGGATCTTGAAGATTTGTTAAGGCAAGTTCGAGCTGAAACTATTCTGCTTGATTGGGAGAATATCGAAGATAAGAACGGGAATCCGATTACGTATTCTTCGAAGCAAGCATTAGAGTTCTTTAACGATCCTGAATTACGAGATTTCTATACTTTCGTAATTACACAATCTGAGAATATGGAGAATTTCAAAAAGGAATTGGTAGAGGATTCGGAAAAAAACTAATTGAATTCCTCCAATGGCAATTAGAGTGGGGTCAATATCAAAGTAAGTTAGACGCTGTTGGAGTGAAGAAAACTCCGCCTATTTTGTATGAAGATTTAATAATAGTTTGGGAAGGTTTCTCAGCTTTAAGTTCTTCAAGAGTAGGCTTACAGGCGGTACAGTTTTCAGAAATTGAAGCATGGCTAAATCTCAGTGGGATTTTTGATTTAGATTATCGTCAAGAAATCGCACATCTTATTCGTGTTTTAGATGGTGAATATTTAGACTTTCTAAGGAAACGAAATGCCAACTCTTGATGTCGCGATCAATGCACTCCGAGCAAAACACGGAGCACAGCAATTTGATGACGCTGCGAAGAAAATACAACGCGGTGCGAGGGGTATAGATAAAGATGTGATTCGCACTCAAAAAGGATTAGGAGGTCTTGCGAGTCAATTCAAAACTGTAGCGGTTGCTGCTGGCGGGATGATGATGCTTTATAAAGTAGGGGGTCTCTTAAAATCTTCTGTCCAAGAAATGGCAAAATATGAATTGGAGTTAGCTAACATTTCTACAATGTTAGATGAGACTTCGATGAAATATATGCCACGATATAAAGCAGAACTCGGAAAATTAGCTGTTGAATACGGAGAAGCAACAACTACACTTTCTAAGGGATTGTACGATATTTTGTCTGCGAGTGTAGATGCTGCAGAAGCTTTGGATGTGCTGGATGTAGCGGCGAGGGCGGCGAAAGCAGGGATTACAGATACAGGAAAAGCAGCCGATATTTTAACTACGATCATCAATGCTTATGGGATGTCAGCAGATCAAGCTGAAGAGATATCTGATATCTTATTTGCTACTGTAAAACGTGGAAAAACTACGTTTGATGAATTAGCATCTTCAATGGGTATGGTAGTTTCTTTATCTGCGACGGCTGGTTTAAGCATACAAGAAGTTTCTGCTGCTTTAGCTACAATGACGAGAGCAGGCATTAGTACGGATATGGCGATGACTTCTTTGAGAGGGATTTTAACCACATTCTTAAGCCCTACAAAACAAAATATCGTTGCTGCAAAAGAATTGGGTTTAGAATTAAATGCTAACACTCTTCGTACAATAGGTTTAACTGGAGCAGTTAAAAAATTAAATGGAGCTTCGGCAGAACAAATATCTGCGGTCTTTTCTAATGTTAGAGCTTTGACGGGTCTTGCCGCTTTATTGCAAGGAACTGAAGGACACATGATAGATTTAGGAGCTGCTACTGACTCAACAGGAAAAACATTAGAAGCTTTTGGAAAAGTTTCTGACACAGTTTCTTTCAAACTTGCACAATTCCGAGAAGAATGGAAGGCTACAAAACGTGTCTTTGGTGAAGAGTTAAAACCTTCGCTTACTCCAGCTTTATGGGTTTTGAGAAAAGTAATGGAGGATCTTGCTTTAGGTGTATCCGATATCGGTCCAGCTATTAAATCAGTATCTGCTCCTTTTGTTGATTTTGCTGGCGATGTCCTTCTGCTTACAGGGAGAGTAGCAGGTTTGAATCCAGAATGGAGGGAATTGTCTGATAATTTAGTAGATGCTGGTGAGGCTACTAATTATTTAGCGGAGAAGCTTTTAGGTTTAGATTGGAATCTTAAGACTGTAACAACTTCGGTGCAAGATTCTACGACAGAGTGGGAAGATTTCACCCAACAGATGTTTAATGCCGGAGCATCTATGGAGATGTTGGAGAAGCTCGGCGTAAGTGCTGAGAAAAGATTAGCTATGACTACTGCTAATTCTCTCCGGCAGATGGAAAAGAAGGGTAAGATCACTGATGAGACTACACTGAAGTTTATAGAGAATGCGAAGAAAGAGGCGAAAGCAGCGGAAGACAGATTTGCAGTATTGATTAAAGAGGTACGGCTTGAACAAGAAGTCGCACATCTTACCGGAGAAGAACGAGAACGTGCTATAAAGTTGCAAGAGCTCGAAGTGGCGACTAAAGTTCTCGGTACTGCGGCTTCTGGAAAATTGAGAGACGCATATATTAAAGAGCTCGATGTTTTGCAGGAGATTGAAGAGACAAAGAAAAGAGCAGGGAAGATAGCCGAAGCAACTGAGCAGACTCAACAATTACTCCGAGAGGTACAACTTGAGCAAGAGGTATTATATCTTACTAATGAAGAGCGAGAACGGGCTATAAAATTACAAGAGCTTGAAACTGCTGCTAAGATTCTTGGTGCTGACGCCTCTGAAAAATTGAAAACGGAGTATATTGCGGAGCTTAAGAAACTACAAGATATGAAAGAAATGAAAGTTCTTGTAGATAAAGTTAGAACAGGTGTCGGTGACTTGGTAAGAGCTCCGTTGACTGCTCTTATGGATGAGACTCGAGATATGGGTGATGTTCTTGAGGATGTTTTGCGGGATATAGGAATGAGTGTTCTCGAAACATTGTATCAGGAGACAATAACAAAGCCGTTAGAAGACTTATTGATGAAATCAATATCGAAGATGACTGCTCCAATAGCAGATGCACTTTCTAATTTACTTGGTGGTATTGCAGGTGGTCTAATGACAGGTATAGGTTCGATGATTGGAGGAGCTTTTTTTGCTGAGAAAGGTTTGGTTGTGAATAACGGAAGAGTCACAACTTTTGACAGAGGTGGTCTTATAAATAAGCCTACTATATTTCCAATGGCGAATGGAATGGGCCTTATGGGTGAGAAGGGGACAGAGGCTGTTATGCCGTTATCGAGAGATGAAAGTGGACGCCTCGGTGTTCGTGCTGAGATGCCTCAGACTGGGACTTCTCTTAAAATTGTGAACGTTCTTGATGAATCAGTTTTTGAGGATTATTTATCGACAGGAGCTGGCGAAAAAGCTGTTGTGAATATCATGAGACGAAATAGAGACGAGATTAAAGAGGTTACTTTCTAATGGCCTATGAAACAGGAATAATATCTTCAAACGGTTACATCGGCGTTCTTGAAGCTCTGAGAGATTTTGTTACAAAAGCTAATTCTATTTCTTCAGTTACTGATCCAGATCCTGCGAATACTGGTCAAGGGACTGTAACTGATATATCTGCAGAAGATACAGCTCCTTCAGAAACTTGGACACTGACTTGCACAGTTGGTGGAGCGACGGGAACTTTCTCAGTTGTAGGTTCTGTAAGTGGAGCTCAAGCTGATGCGACTGTTGGGACTCCTTATGATAATGATATTGTCGCCTTTACTATAAACGACGGCGATCCTGATTTTATAATTGGGGATGATTTCGAATTCACAGTGACCGAAGTGATGGGGACGGAAAAATGGACTGTGAAAAGAGATGAAGACGCAGATGATGATAAAGAATTGATTTTTAGTGTTGAAGATGAATATTATGTAGGTATAAAAACCTTTCATGGTGATTACGAGGGTGATCCTTACTATAATTGGCAGTTGAATGGATTCACAGGTTATAACGCAGTACAGACTTTCTACGAACAACCAGGATCAATATCTACAAGTTGGATGGATCTTCCGTTGGTTTTACTTGAAATAGGAGCCTGTGAATATTGGTTTGTAGCCAATGGTCGTAGAATAATTGGATGTATAAAAGTAGGAACGATTTATGCTCCATTTTATTTAGGACTTCTTCTTCCGTATGGTACTCCCAATACTCTTCCTTATCCGTTGGTTATAGGAGGCTCAGCGGTTTATTATAGCGATGATAGATTAAGTTCTTCTTGTACTTATTATAATCATAGAGGTTTTATTGATCCTTATGCTCTCAATAATGAGTATGATTGTCGCAGTTCGTTAAAATTTCTCAACGGTGTATGGATTTCGTTCGGTAATCAACGCGGAAATGATAATCGAAGTCATCAATCTAATGTCGTGAAAATAAATAATGTTTGGCCGGGAGTGTATTCAATATATAGTAGTAGTCCTTATTGGCCGAATGAATTAAAATGGTCTTGTGAAAGAAATATAGATGGGACTTATCCTTTGTTTCCTCTTATTTTAATGGCTTCACAACCACATAAAAATATCTTTGGAGAATTAGATGGAGTTTTTACAGTTTGGGGTGATAGAGTTATTACTGAAGATGATATAATTTTTGAAGGTAAAACTTATAAAGTGTTTCAAAATTGTTTTCGCACTTATCCTCATAATTTTTGGGCGATGCGATTGGAGTAACTGATGGATTATCAAAGTGGTGTTTATACATCTGCACATAATTTGTTAGGAATAATTAAGTCTTCCTTAGAGGCTGATGGATGGACAATAAATAGCTGGACATCGGATGAATCTGGTTATGAAAGTTGGAGCGGTTTAGATTATGCTGGAGCGATGCGTCTTCATGTTAAGAAGCAAGCTGGTGATGGAACTTGGATGTACTTTAATCTCAAATCAGTAAGTCGAGGGGTGATTTTTGGGGATTATTACGATAATGAGACTATGCAGAATGATCGTTATTATTCTGAGATTAGAGGTATAGGGATAAATGGTTCTACGGGTTATGACGGAGGAGAAAAATGGGACGAACAACCGGGATACCCTGTATCTAAGGGAACTTCTAAAAGTACAGGAGCGTGTGTGACAGAGCTCCCTGTAGATTCAGGTCTTTCATATCATATCTTTCACTACACAGATCTTTGTGTCGTTGTAGTGGAAATCGCTGCTAATCGTTATATGTATTTAGCTTTCGGACTTCTAACAAAATCAGGAGCTTATACTGGAGGCCAATTTTATTCTGGTTCGTTAGAAGTGTATCGTGCGAGTTATAATTATTGGTATGCGTGGAGTAGCGGAGTTCGTAGAGAAGAATGGCGAAGTGCGTTTTTAGGAAATGCAGTTGCGTCTTTTGCGGCAGGGTACGCTGTTAATAGATCAACATTAGCAGTTTATTTAGAAGTAGATGGTTCTAATGCGTGGCGACATAATGCGAAAGAAGGGAATGATGACACTTCGACGATAGCTAATCTTCAAACTGGAGTTCAAGTTCCTTATTCTCGTACCGATGACGAGGATAATTATCCGCGTTATGCTATAAATTTCAATGAATTTATTTACGATAGAAGTCCTAATCATTTCAACGGTGCATCTATCTTAGCTCCTGTCTATATACTTGTTAGACGAGCAACAAAAAGATACACTTATTTAGGACTACCAGAAGGGATAAGAGTTATAAATAGATCACCTTATAATTCTGAAGATGAATTTTCTATAGGTGACGATACGTGGAAGGTTTTTCCAGCATTCGATATAGCAGATGAAAGAGGGGATGATATTATAAATTTCAGCCCTCATATTGGGTTTGCATTTTTGAAGGCGACGTCGTAGAACTGTGTGGTTCTACAATTCAATAAATCGATTTGTTGAAAGGGTTATATCATGGGAAGTTTCGGTAACTATTTAGAGGACAAGTTGTTGGATCATGTAGTCGGGAAGACATCGTTTACGATGCCAACTTGTTATGTGGGTTTGTCCACAGCGGATCCGACAGATGATGCCAGTGGGAATGCAGAACCGGCAGACGGGTATGCCAGAGTTGCGACGGATGGAGATGATTGGAATGCTTCGTCTGGTGGTAGTATCAGTAATGCGGAGGATATTACGTTCCCTGAGGCTTCCGGCGACTGGGGGACGATAACGCACTTCGCGTTGTGGGATGCTGCGACTGTCGGAAACATGTTGGCTCACGGTGCTCTTGCATCCTCGAAGCACATTGAGTCTGGTGAAATTGCTAAGTTCGCGGGTGGAACTCCTGGCGATCTGGTTCTGACGCTCGACTGAGAATTCCTCGCTTCTGTTGTAAAGCAAAACAAGCAGAGCCTGGATTCTTCCAGGCTTTGCTTTACGCAATAATTCATATTATTTCGAGGAAAGAAAAATGTCTAATGTCTATCCTGCAACTGGTTTAATCGGCGGTGCATCGGGTGATCTCGATAATATAGATGGAGCTGATTTAGCAGATCAAGACGGTGCAATAGTCATAACTGAATCTGCTGTTTATACTTATCATTTAGACGATGATTCTGCCGCAGGGGAAGATTCTCCGCAGATTATTGCACCAGATGATAATCCTGGTGACAAGAGATGGCTTCTGAAGAACGGTGTTTTCGCTGATGTTATATCGTATGGAGATGTTTCATTGGTAGATGGTAGCACCGTCGGTGTGGTTGATGGTCCACTAATAACTTTCGATGGCGATAACGATTATCTTGAAATTTCAGGGTGTTATGTCGGTTTAGGAACAGCCGTTCCAGGTCAAATTATTGATGCAAGAAGTGTTTCGAGCGTCATAGGGGATGCACGATTTAATGTGCTCCTTTTTGATGATACAGCGATGGATGCTGGAGTTGGAGCGGGTATAGTTTTTGGTGGCCAATATCAGACTGGTGGAGCTCAAACAACATTTGCTGGTATCTGGGGTGAAAAAGAGAATGCGGATACTGATGATTTTGCAGGTCAATTACATTTAGGAACAAGAGTCGCTGCAGGAACTATTTCAAGCGATCTTATTATCGACAGTCTTGGTAGAATAGGTGTCGGTACGATTCTTCCAAACGATATTATACATGTTAGTCATGCGACGGATGCTGTTATTACGATTCAAAGATACAACAACGCTGAGGGTGGTGTTGCTGGAATGAAGTTTAAGATTACGCAAAATGAAGATGATGATTATTATTATGCTGGAATTTTAACAAGAAGAAATGCAGCTTCTTCTCTTGATTTATTTTTTCCTACGCAGTCGACCGAGGGTGAGTTAACGTACGATCTTTCTAAATTCACAATTTTGAACGGAGGTAATGTCGGTGTTAATACCTTAACACCAGATGCCAAATTTCAAGTTGTAGGTAACTGCAAGTTTGGGGAAGACACTACTAATCATCTTAGTCTTGCTACTAATGGTGAGATAAGACTATACGGTACAGCGAGAGTGAATAGACATCTTAGGATAGGAGCAGTTTCATTTTTTAAGCTGAGCGATCCTCCTGAAGAAGATGTTGTTGGAGTAGTTCCTGTCCTTAGATTTTCAGATGCTACTGTGGAACAAGTGTTCTACAGTGGCGTGATTCCATTTAGATTAGTCTCTGGAACCACTATTAACGTGGAAATAGATTGGTGTTACGGTATCGCACCCGATTCTACGGATCCTGATGCGGGTCAAGTCGCTTGGAAGATAGATTTTCTTAATCTTGCAACAGGTGAAGTAGTCGCTACGGCTGCGACTACAATTGAGGGATTATCTGCGGCTTCTCAAGATCCAGCAAAACGTATCACAACGGTATTTACAACGGGGATTACAGGAGCTGTGGCGAAGGATGTTTTAGGTATTAGATTGTATAGAGATACAACTGATGAAGACGATGATTTAGCTGTAGATGCTTGTTTCATTCAACTTTACTTGTATTTCATCATGGATAAGTTGGGTGAGCCTACAACATAACAAGAATAGAAACGCACACACTATAATAAGTTAGGAGTAAAAAATGAATATTGATTTCACTCAAAAGTTGTATAAGTTTAATGGTGAACCGCTTCTTGAGGTAAGGATAGACGAGTGTGGAAAGGCTGAGATAGGAGGGGATTTGATTCTTCGCACCGTTACTGTTACAGCTTTAACAGACAGCTATCAAGATGAGAAAGATCTGTCAGCGGTAGATAAAATTAAGAGAGGGGAATTAGCATCGAAAGTTTTCAATTCAGATTCTAACGGTGTAGATTTGAGCACAGATGAAATTGCTCTGATTAAGAAATTGGTTGGGAAACGATTTAAGACGTTGATTGTTTGGCAGACGGATCCACTCTTCGAAGGGAAAGAACCGAAGCTCGGTCCTAAACTAAACTGTGAACAAAAAGTTTAATTCTCATCTCGGCGTTAAACAATAGGTGTCAGTGATATCGTGACATTTTGGCGTGATAGAGACGTTCACTGGAAGGACGCTGACGATATTTGGATTCCGCATTACGCGGATATCACAGGAATTGTAGAGGGACAGTCCGTTGCGTCTGCAACTCTTACAAGACACGATACTCAGTTAGTTGGTTCCTCCGCTGGACAGAGTGGGGCTGATGCAACTCTTCGAGAATGGAATGACATAGTCGGCTCCTCCGCAGGACAGTCCGCTGCGTCTGCACATCTTACAAGACACGATACTCAATTAGTTGGTTCCTCCGCTGGACAGTCTGATGCTGATGCAACTCTCCACGAATGGAACGATATAAGTGGCTCTATTGCTGCTCAGTCTGGTGCTGATGCAACTCTCCGTGAATGGAACGACATTGTAGGTTCCTCCGCTGGACAGTCCGCTGCGTCTGCAACTCTCACAAGACACGATACTCAGTTGGTTGGTTCCTCCGCTGGACAGTCTGGTGTAGATGCAACTCTAAAAGAACGAAATGAAATTGCAGGTTCCTTCGCTGGACAGTCCGCTGCGTCTGCAACTCTTACAAGACACGATACTCAATTAGTTGGTTCCTCTACTGGACAGTCTGGTGTAGATGCAACTCTCCGTGAATGGAACGATATAAGTGGCTCTATTGCTGTTCAGTCCGCTGCGTCTACACATCTTACAAGACACGATACTCAGTTAATCGGTTCCTCCGCTGGACAGTCTGGTGTTGATGCAACTCTCCAAGAATGGAGTGAAATTGCAGGTTCTATCGTTGCTCAGTCTGGTGCTGATGCAACTCTCCGTGAATGGAACGACATTGCAGGTTCCTCCGCCGGACAGTCCGCTGTTTCTGCAACTCTTACAAGACACGATACTCAGTTAGTTGGTTCCTCTACTGGACAGTCTGGTGTAGATGCAACTCTCCGTGAATGGAACGATATAAGTGGTTCCTCCACTGGACAGTCCGCTGTGTCTGCACGTCTCACAAGACACAATACTCAGTTAGTCGGCTCCTCCGCTGGACAGTCTGCTGCATCTGCACATCTCACAAGATACGATACGCGATTAGTTGGCTCCTCCACTGGACAGTCTGGTGCTGATGCAACTCTCCGTGAATGGAATGACATAGTCGGCTCCTCTGCTGGACAGTCCGCTGCGTCTGCACATCTTACAAGACATGACACTCAATTAGTTGGTTCATTGCTGTTCAGTCTGGTGCTGATGCAACTCTCCGTGAATGGAATGACATAGTCGGCTCCTCTGCTGGACAGTCCGCTGCGTCTGCACATCTTACAAGACATGACACTCAATTAGTTGGTTCC